GAGGACTGTCATGGAACCCAGACAATATAAGGAATGGTCAGAAGAAGAACAGAAGCTTTTTCGTGACTGGGTCAGGAGCCATTTAAAATATGGCCCTACAACTATTTACTTTACTAAAAAAGACGGTACAGAGCGTAAAATGCTTTGTACCTTAAAGTCTGATGAGGTAAAAGATTATGAAAAGAAAACTGACAAGGTGAAATCTATTAACGAAGAAACTTGCCCAGTTTTTGATCTTGATAAGAATGAATGGCGCTCGTTTCGCTTTGATTCAGTTACAAGAGTGGAGTTTACAATCTAATGAATCGCATTAAAGTAAGTGAGCCGCAGGTTACTTCTGATAATTATGTATCGGGTCTCTCCCGGGCCTTTAACTGGTATAATCAGGAAAAAGATAGAAAAGACGCTCGTTCGTATCTTAAAGATTACATTACCCATCATCTTTCAAAAAATGATGTCAAAACATTTGATCGAGTACCTGATAAAAAGATCAGCACCACGTACGGGTGGATAGCTAGAATGGTAATGAATGGTGCGCTTACTCTAAAAGAAGCTGATTATATTAAGTTTAATACCTACCTCCAATCTATTCTTGATATTTCTGATTTAGAACCAGAAATAGAACAAATAGAAAAACCTGTTCGTGTTTCCGTCAGGGATCACATGAAAGAAAAAGTATACGAGTACCTAGGGGAGCTCGAAGGTGCTATCGATGATTATATCAATAATGATATTGAGTTTAATCTTTATAACGATTTAAAATCTAAAGCTATACCTCAACCCTATTGTCCCTATATTGAGCAGTGGCTTAAAGAAAAAGCTTTTGAGTTCATTAGTGTGTATGATTCTACAGATGAAGATGTAAAAGAAGGTTATAGCAACCTAGGTAAACGTAAACTCACTTCACTCATTAAGTTGATTAGTTCCTGGACGGAAGATCTCGATCGTTATTTTCAATTTAAAAAAGCTAATCGCAAACCAAGAGTTAAAAAGGCAAAACCAGCCGGTGTACAAGTATCTAAGCTTAAGTATAAACGAGAAGATGTTGAGCTTGGTATTAAATCGGTTCTACCTACCGAGATTGTAGGTGCTTCTCAGGTCTGGATTTATAATACAAAATACAAAAAACTAGCAGTTTATCGTTCCGAATCATCTAGCGGAATACAAGTTAAAGGTACTTCTTTGCAAAATTATGAACCTGAACTTAGTGAGCAAAAAACACTTCGTAATCCTAAAGAAACATTACGAGAAGTGCTAAACGCTGGGAAAGTACAACTTCGTAGAATTATTCCTGAACTTACAACTAAAGAAACATCAGTTAATGGGCGTATTAACGAAGAATGCCTTATTGTAAAGGTTATTAAGTGATTATTATTGATTACAGTCAGACCATTATTTCTAATCTAATGGCTGAAATTGGAAATAGATCAGATGTAGAAATAGAAGTTGATCTACTCCGGCACATGGTTATCAATAATATTCGCAGCCATAAGCAAAAATTTGGCCGTGATTATGGGGAAATAGTTATTGCATGTGACAGTAAGAAATACTGGCGCAAACAACACTTTCCCTATTATAAAGGTAATCGCAAAAAAGCTAGAGAAGAATCTGGTTTCAATTGGCCGCTTATTTTTGAAACTATAAATTTAATTAAAGAAGAGATCAAAGCATTTTTACCTTATCCGTTAATTGAAGTAGAAGGTGCCGAGGCTGATGATATTATTGCTACTCTTATTGAATGGTCAGAAGAAAATGATTTAAAAGAGGGTGCTCTTTATTACGAGCCTAATCCCTCCCTTATTATCTCTGGTGACCACGATTTTATTCAGCTTCAGAAATATAGTCATGTAAAACAATTCTCACCCATTCATAAAAAATTTATTAAGCCAGATTCAACTCCTCAGGCGTATATTTTAGAACACATTATTAAGGGAGATAAAGGTGACGGGGTACCTAATGTGCTTACCGCGGATGATGCTATTATTAATGGTGAAAGACAGCGGCCCGTTTCATCTAAAAAATTAGAAATGTGGGTAAATGATCCTTCAACCATGCCCACCGATGTTTTGTTTCAACGTAATTTTCATCGAAATAAAACCCTAGTTGATTTTGAGTGTATTCCAAAAGATCTAAAAGAACTTATCATAAATACTTTTATGAATACACCACGGGGTGATAGAAGTAAAATGTTGGATTATTTCATCACCAATAAAATGAAAATGATGATTGAACATATAGGGGAATTTTGATGAATTTACTATTTTCAGAAGTACTTGAGCAGGTTGACAAGCTTAAGTCAAAAGAAGAAAAAATTGGTTTTTTACGCAAGCATGGACATGCTGCTTATAAAGGTATTTTTCGTATTAATTTTGATGAATCAGTTTCAATGAATTTACCGGAAGGGGAACCTCCTTTTAGGAAAGAGGGAGGTAAACCTATCGGGTATCAAGAAACCAATCTTATACAAGAATTTAGACGATTTTATATTTGGTTAGATCCTAAACAAAATCTTACAAAAATCCGCAAAGAAAAACTTTTTATAGAGATGCTAGAAGGTCTCCATGTTTCAGAAGCTGAGGTTTTATGTTTAGCTAAAGATCGAAAGATTCAAAAGAAATATAAAAGTATAAATTACGAAATAGTTAGAGAGGCTTTCCCTGACTTACTTCCTATTAAAGAAAAAAAGGAAAAGACTGTCCCTTTATCCTAAAGTCGCTCTGGTTAAAGTTACACCAGCCAAGGGTAAAGTGGGAGGCCAGTGGCGGCTATCTTCCTAATGATAAGTTTTTTAACGTAAAATTAATTAACCGTAACCGTGGGCGTTTCGGTTAATTTAGTATATAATATAATGACGAGGTGAATATGAAACTTATCTATACTAGTACTAAATCTCAGATTAAAGCAAAGAAGAAACCCGGTTGGCAGAAAGCCGAAGCTGATTATAACGAATGGCTTAAGAAGCATGGTATCGAACCGGGTAAGAAACGTAAGCGTGAGAAAGTAACTACTGTTAATAGCCCGGTTGTAGTATCGGGTATTGTAAGACGTGAGGTACCTCATTACCCTTCTTTGAATACTTTTTCAGGTAGTACTGCTCCTGCTGAAAAGAAAGTTTATACCGGGGATAAGATTGTAGGTATTGCAGCTATGCATAAGTCTAACCTTGTTCCTATTTTTAACGATGACGCTGCAAAAGACGTCGCATCCATGAGACGATAAAATGAAGTTATATCTCTGCTCAGATGTTCATATTGAATTTGGGCCACTTGAAGTTCACAATAATGATAATGCTGATGTCCTGATTCTTTCAGGAGATATTGTTGTGGCATCTGCATTTAAAAATTGGGATAATTTTGGTATTAAGGGGGTTATTGAACCTTCTAAGCATGCTCAAAATTTCCTAAATTTCTTTCACCAGTGTTCTACAAAATTTAAAGACGTAATTTACGTCATGGGTAACCATGAGCATTACGATGGTGATTTTGCTACTTCAGCAAGTATCCTGCGATCGGTTCTAAAAGAGTATACCAACATTCATCTTTTAGATAAAGAGTCAAAGACTATTGGTGATATTACTTTCGTAGGGGGAACTCTATGGACTGATATGAATAAAGAGGATCCAAATACCCTTTATAGTATTTCTCGTATGATGAATGATTTTCGAATCGTATCTAACGGGAATCGTAATGTGTCCCATAAAGTTCCTATTTATAAGCGTGACGATAATGGTAATATTACCGACTACAACGACATAGAGCGCTGGGAGTTTAAAGAGTATACGGCTAGTTTCTCTCCCGAAGATGCTGTTGAAGATCACAAAAAAATGCTACAATTCATTGATGAGGCAACAAAAGATCATACTAAGAAGTATGTTGTTGTGGGACATCATGCACCTAGTAAAGCATCTACTAAGCCAAGATATCAAAAAGATGTTTTAATGAACGGAGGTTATAGTTCTGAATTGTCAGAGTTCATTCTTGATCGTCCGCAGATTAAACTATGGACACATGGACACACACATGATGTGTTTGATTATATGATTGGTTCAACTCGCATTGCCTGTAACCCTAGAGGGTACGTAAATTACGAAGGTCGAGCTGATGAATTTAATTTTTTACTATTGGAGGTTTAATATGAGTTTACCGCAGGACCCTGCAGCCCGTAAAGCTATTAAGAAGTGTTTGGAGGAGCTTTCAGCATCCATGACACGTATTGAAGGTGAGCGGGATTTTATTAAAGAGGCTATTAAGGATATTTGTGAGGAATATCAGCTTAGTAAAAAAACTTTCAGACGTCTAGCAAAGACTTACCATAAACAAAACTTCTCTATTGAAGTAGCTGAGCATGAAGAGTTTGAATCTATGTATGAACAGCTAACTAATGAGACCTCACTAGGTAATATTACATAATGATAATTTATAATCTTGAATATAGAATTTTAGATAAACTTGATCGTACTAAAAATTCAGTTCACGTAGGACTTTTTAAAAATACAGAAGATGTAGACCATGCAAAAAAAGTAATTTATGAAAATAACACTGAACATAAGTTAGCTTTTGATGTTTACATAATTGATGATCCGTTTAATAAAATTTTTAAATGAATATTTTTTATTTAAGTAGTAACCCCAAAGAGTGTGCTCAACAACATGTTGACAAGCATGTTGTAAAAATGATTCTTGAATACGGTCAGCTTATGTCCACTGCCCATCGGGTACTTGACGGAGAACCTTACTATGGGAAGACTGTTAATAACAGAAACATACAGCGCTGGTTGCTCCCCGACGAAAGAGAAAATAAAATCTGGAAAGCCTCACACTTTAAACATCCATCTGGTATTTGGGTAAGAGCTTCTTCATCTCACTATCAATGGTTATTTAATCTTTGGTTAGAAATGCTTAATGAGTACACATTTAGGTATGGTAAGGCTCACTCCGCAGAAAGAATGAAAGTCTGGTTTTCGAAACTACCTAACAACATTCCTCATAAAGGGTGGATATCAGACCCTACACCCGCCATGCCTGAGCACTATAAAACTAATAACTCTATAGAAAGTTACAGAAACTATTATTGTGGGGATAAAAAATCTTTTGCTAAGTGGAAAAATCGAGACACACCGGTCTGGTTTGTATAAATAAAAATATGCCAACATATACATTTCGTGATAAAAACACCGGAGAGGTGTTCGATAAATTAATGAAAATAGCTGACAAAGAACAATTTTTGTCGGATAACCCAAATTTTGAATCCATTATTTGCGGTGCACCTGTAATGGGTGACTCCGTGCGACTTGGAATAAGAAAAACCGATGACGGGTTCAAAGAAGTTTTATCTAAAATTAATTCTGCTAACTATAAAAGCAATTTAAAGGATAAGCTATCCAGGTCATGAACAACAATAATAAAGTATTTCACCAACCAAAGGGACCCTAGTATACGCTATGGTCCCTTTTATTTCAAATAAGGGACATTCATGTCAAAAAGAGTCGGAAGGTTAACCGTAGCTGAAGGCGAGACAGGCTACGATAACAATACAAAATCAACGACCAAAGTAACACCAGCTAATAATGGTTTAAGGATAAAAGCAGATCATTTAAAAACATTTGATCCCTTAACAGAAAATCAAAAAAAATTTTATGAATCTTATAAAAGAGGGGATTATTTTATAGCGCTTCATGGGGTCGCAGGAACCGGTAAAACATTTATTGCATTATATAAGGCGCTAGAAGAAGTACTTGATAAAGGAAACCCTTTTAATAAAATTATTATAGTTCGATCTGCAGTCCCATCAAGGGAGCTTGGCCATTTACCGGGTGATCTAGATGAAAAAACCGAAATCTATAGACAACCTTATCAACAAATATGCCATACTTTGTTTGGTCGACCTGATGCATATCAGCGCCTAGAAGAACAAGGTCATATAGAATTTATCTCTACTTCTTTTATTCGAGGCATGTCATTTGACGATGCTATCATTATAGTAGATGAAATGCAAAACATGACGTTTGAAGAAATTGATACAGTTATGACTCGTGTGGGTTATCGCTCTAAAATTATATGGTGCGGAGACTACAGACAAACAGACCTAAATAAAAAGAAGAATGATGTGAGCGGTATTCTTAAATTTTTTGATGTAGCACATCATATGTCAGCTTTTACTAGAATAGAATTTGAGCCTACAGATATTGTGAGAAGTTCCTTAGTAAAAGACTATATACTAGCAAAACTTAAACACGAGGATCACGAAAGTTAATGGCATATTCAGATAGAGTAGTAGATCATTACGAAAATCCTAGAAATGTCGGGTCTTTTAATAAGGAAGACCCGACTGTAGGTACAGGCATGGTGGGAGCCCCTGCTTGCGGGGATGTTATGAAACTACAAATAAAAGTTAATGACCGTGGAATTATCGAAGATGCAAAGTTTAAGACTTATGGTTGCGGAAGTGCTATTGCGAGTAGCTCATTGGTTACAGAATGGGTCAAAGGAAAAACACTTGACGAAGCTGGACAAATTAAAAATGTCCAAATTGCGGAAGAACTTGCTTTACCTCCAGTCAAGATCCATTGTTCGATTTTAGCAGAAGATGCAATAAAGGCTGCTATCAATAACTACAAAGAAAAACATGCTAACAGTAACACAGAATGCGCATGCGCAAATTAAAGAGATTTTAACAGGTGAAAACTCTAAATATGTAAGAGCTTTTATTTCCGGTGGCGGTTGCGCTGGATTTAATTACGGTTTTTCATTAGAAGATGAAATGAGTGATGACGACTTTGTAATAGAAAATTTAATTGTTGATGCTATGAGTATGCAATACTTCGATGGCGCAACAATCGATTATAAAACGGATAAACTATCTGGATCACAGTTTGTTATTTCTAATCCAAATGCAAAGACCACTTGTGGCTGTGGTTCAAGTTTTTCAGTATAAAAAAGGAGACATTAATGTCGTTTCAGTTTGACTTCACTATCGAAAAATTAAAACAACTAATTCCTAATGCTGCAGGCGGAATACAAGCTTGGTATGATGGTCTATACGAAGCTCTCCCTCAATATGAAATTATTACTGTACCTAGAGTAGCGTCTTTTATAGCACAGTGTGCTCATGAATCGGGCGGTTTCAGACTCATGGAAGAAAATCTTAATTACAAAGCCGCAACATTAACTAAGCTATGGCCTAAGCGTTACCCCCCAGGTATAGCAGAACAGTATGCTGGAAAACCAGAAGCTATTGCTAATAAATCTTATGGGGGTAGAATGGGTAATGGTGATGAAACCTCAGGAGACGGTTGGAAATATCGTGGCCGAGGTATTCTTCAATTAACCGGAAAAGATAACTATCGTGCTTGCTCGAAGTATCTTTTTAGTGATGATACCTTGTTAGACAACCCCGACATACTTCTTGACCCTTATTATGCTACTCATTCAGCATGCTGGTTTTGGAATCAGAACAAATTAAATCAGTTTGCCGACTCAGGGGATATTCTTACTATGACTAAACGAATTAATGGTGGAACCATAGGTCTAGAGGATCGCATTAAACATTACAAACATGCAATGGATGTTTTAGAAGGAAGCCATTAAAATATTATTATGAGTTTTAATCATGTACAGCTTGAATTAGAAGCACCTAAACTGCAGCAGATAAACGAAGATGGAACTCGTTATTATGTTACCCCGGAAGGTAACAAGTACCCTTCTGTAACTACCGTTTTATCTGCGTACAATAAAAAAGCAATTTTTGAGTGGCGTAAGCGTATAGGGGAAGAAGAAGCTAACAGAATATCAAAACAGGCATCTTCACGGGGTACTCGAATACATTCTTTATGTGAGTATTACTTAGCTAATAAGCAGCCGGAATTTAAATCTCCGCATGATTTAGAACTATTTAATAGTTTTAAACCGGTTCTACACCGCATCAATAATATTTACGCTCAAGAAATCAGAATGTATTCTGATCATCTTCGTATAGCTGGTACGGTTGATTGTATAGCAGAATTTGATAGAAAGCTGTCTGTAATAGATTTTAAAACCGCACGGAAACCTAAACGAGAGGAAGATATTGAGAATTATTTTATGCAGGCAACTGCTTACGCCATTATGTTTGAAGAGCGGTTTGGTATTCCTGTAAATAGAACCGTTATAGCAGTTGCTGTTGATGAAGATGAACCTCAAGTGTTTATAAACAAAAGAGATAGTTATGTAGAGCCTTTAATTTATTTTCGGGATCTTTATGAAAGTAAATCTGGATTTACATACGAGAATTCCTTATAATTATAATATGTTAATATTTAACCTAAGCCTATATATTTTATTGCTGTATGAAGCGAAAAGAAAAGTGTTCTGGACGCGAGTTCGAATCTCGCCTGGTCCACCAAAAGGAGATATGATGAATCCAGCTTATGTAATATCAGGTATACTGTTATTAACGGCTATTCTTGTACATGTCTTTTTTTGATGGGCCAGTCATGGTTTCGACAGGGCAAAGAGTAACAGAGTGGACAGCACGGTAGGCGATGACCGTAAATCAAGCAAAACCACAGTCGCAAACGATGAAGTTTACGCATTAGCAGCTTAAACACTGCTTAGGGTTTCGATGGGTTTCCTCGTAACAGAATAACCCATCACAATACAACACTCATAACACACAAAGGAGATTAAAATGAGTAATATGACCCCGTTCGAGATTCGCCTAGAACTTTTAAAAATGGCGAAAGAAATGCTTTCAGAGGCTTATTATGGTGAAAGAGAGCGTATTTCAAATGACTGGTCAACGAAAGTAGATTCAGCCAAACACGCAGGGCAACCCGTCCCTGATCATCCAGGCTTTCCAGCCTATCCTACTGAATCCGAAATTATAAGCAAAGCGCAAGCTTTGAATGGATTCGTTTCACAAATCCCACTAGATACAAAAACTTCTACCAAGAAGTAATCTGATGGTGTGGGGAGGTATTGTTTATTTTAAATTTTACCTCCCTTCAAATAAGGAGAACCAATGGTAAATTATATTTTTTACTGGGTACTAAGAATTGCAGCTGGTATTGCGGTATTTTATGCTGTGGTGCTTGTTACAAACTATAGATTTGATAATTTAAAGACCAACAATAGTAATCAAAAATATGTAACAATGGCTGAGAGAGAAAAACAACTTGTTTGTTTAGCTAAGAATATATATTTTGAAGCAGCTACAGAGCCCTTCGAAGGTAAAGTAGCCGTAGCTCAAGTAACATTAAATCGCGCTGAGTCTGGAAAATTTCCTCAAGATATTTGCGATGTAGTTTTTCAAAAGACACGATTTTTAGATAAGGTGGTATGTCAGTTTTCTTGGTATTGTGAACCTGGGCCTAAGGTAGTAAGGTCTAATCAAAATTACACGGAATCTGAACTAGTAGCAAAGAAGGTGCTTCTTGAAAATTTTAGACTCCCTTCATTAGAAAAAGCTATGTATTATCATGCTGACTATGTTAACCCTAATTGGAACAAACCTAAAATTACTAAAATTGGCCGACATATTTTTTATGGAGAACGATAATGACAGAGTTTAATAAAGAAATTTCTACTAAATTTGAAGAAAACCTAAATAATATCAGAGAAGGTGTTGTAAGGTTTTTTGAAAATTTTAGTAAAACCACGGCTGATACGTTTGCATGGCTTTCCGTTATCGTGCTTCATGCTGCAACTATACCTAGTTTTTTAGCGGTTAAAACCGGGTTATCTGATAGACTCCCCTCTTTAGATTTAATTGTATTACTTTGGGCAGGACTATTGCTTTATTTCATACGTTCAGCTATAATTAAAGATATGCTGCAAGTGATTACCATTGGCATTGGATTTGCAGTTCAAGCTCTACTACTAGGATTTATATTTTTTCAATGAATGATGAAGATGATTTAAAAGGGTTAACGGATACGCTTGTAATAACCAAGCGTTTTCGTTCCCCTAATGAATTTAGTATCTATATAGATGAGATAGTTAATCGGTTAAAAATTCCATATATGGAAGCTGTTATTAATTATTGTAATGAGGTAGATATTGATATTGAATCGGTTGGTCCATTAATTAATCTTAAACTTAAAGAAAAAATTCAAATGGAAGCTGAGCAATCTAACTTGATAAAACCAAGAGGCCATCTCCCGGTATGAATATGGAACCATTTGAAGTCTATAGATATTACCTTGCCCTGAGACTTCACTTTACAACTGACAAGTATGATGCAATTGAACAACAAGGTCGAGTCAAAGCTTCTAGACATGCCTTTCTAAAGCGTAATGACTTATTAGCTATACGTCGCGTTGCAGAAACCTATTCCGATAAAGAAATTGTAGATTTTTTAGTATCTAATTTTACCTCTGGTGATCGCTGGGGTGGAGTATTTGATTTAGAAGCCAAAGAAAGATACATGGGTTGGAAGAAACGTATCGAATCTCTTTCCTATACTTTTGAAAAAGAGATACAAAAAGTATTACATTTATGTGATAAAAATGGTATACTTTTTAAAAACTGCTTAGAAGCTAACACAAAATCTCAACATCCATATATAATTAAGATGTATCTTCGCGGAGATGTGTCTATTGAAACTTTGGTTATATTAAATCAGCTGGTAAATTTTTCTAATAAACTTGACGAACAGCTGGTAGGTGATTTAGTTTGGCCAGATGTCTCTAGAATTATTAAAAAATATACCCCTTTCCTTGGGATAAAAAAAGAAAAGTATGATAGAATACTACGACGAGCAATTGGATCAAACCAAGAATAGAATTATTGAATTAGAAAAAAATATTTCAGTAATGCATGATAATGTTATGACCGTTGCAGAACAAATTAAAGAAACTCAACTTTTTTTAATTAAGTTAGCTAAAAATCAGGCTGAGATATCTAAACGACTCTCACAATGGCCTTATATTGCAGTACCCTCAAGAGAAGAAGGAGAATAACGATGTTAGAAACTTTTTTTTGGATTTTAGTTGGTGCATTTATTGGATGGCACATACCACAACCCCAATGGGCTGTCGTCCTTAAGGAAAAAATGTTGGGGCTATTTCGATCGAAAACGTAAATAATCGTAAAAATTTATGAATCGTAAGTCTAACCCCGATAACTCAGATTGGGAAAAGAAGCCTAAAAAACCAGTAAAAGGTACCAATAAAGCTGGTAAATATCGCAAAAACATATATAATATGTTATCAGACTACTACGAAGAGGATGATTTCTCTGATGAAGAGTTTGATAGCAATGTTAACGTGAGAAATACCCGTCACTATGATAAACGTTAATACAACGCATATACTTTAATACAACGCTATACGGAGATTATAAATGGCACTAGATTTTTCTGCTTTGAAAAAGCAACGTGGATCTTTCGACAGTCTAATGAAGGAAGTTGAAAAGATTGCAACTCCTCAGACTACTGAAACTCAAAAAGATGATCGCTTCTGGTCATTAGAAGTAGATAAAGCCGGCAACGGTTATGCAGTTATTCGATTCCTCCCACCTACTAAAGGTGAAGACCTCCCATGGGTTCGTATCTGGAATCACGGCTTTCAAGGCCCTACCGGTAAGTGGTATATTGAAAATTCCCTTACAACCCTGAGTAAACCTGACCCCGTTTCTGAACTGAATACCGAGCTTTGGAATTCAGGTACAGAAGCTAATAAGGAAATTGCTCGAAAACAAAAGCGACGTCTTACTTACATTGCGAATGTTTATATTGTTAAGGACCCAGCCCACCCTGAGAATGAAGGTAAGGTCATGCTTTATAAATTCGGTAAGAAAATCTTTGATAAGATTAAGGACGTAATGCAACCTCAATTTGAGGATGAAGATCCAATTAACCCGTTCGATTTCTGGAAGGGTGCAAATTTTAAACTTAAGGCTCGTAACGTCGAGGGATATCGCAACTATGATAAGTCTGAGTTTGAAACTTCTTCTCCTTTGTCGGAGGATGATGCATCTCTAGAAAAGATTTGGAATAAGCAATATTCTTTGAGTGAGTTTCTTGATCCTAAGCACTTCAAGTCGTACGAAGAACTAAAATCAAAGCTTGAACAGGTGCTGTCAGCTTCTGGCTCTGCACCAGCTCGGGTTGATCGAGTAGAACTAGATGAAGATATTTCTCGTCAAGTATCTACAGGTTCTAAAATGACCTCTAAACCTATTAAAGCCGTTAAGCAAGAAGAAGTAGACCTTGATGACGAGGATGAGTCATTATCCTACTTTGCTAAATTAGCAAACGACGAGTAAATTATTACATTAAAAGGGGTTTAAAAACCCCTTTTTTTTATTTCTTTTTTTCTATCTTTTTAAGCTCGTGACAGTTATCCTTTTTAGGATCCTGACCGTCTTTACACGGCTTTTTTACCTCAGGTTTCTTTTGAGCTGTTACTGGAGGTTTTGATTCATCTCTTTTAGCATCTGCTAATGCAACTGAAGCTGAAAAGACTAGGGTTAGAGCGATAAGTAAGGGTTTCATATTTTCTCCTTAATAAGCGGCTATTCTATCATTATAACGATCTAGTGAAGAGCCGGTCCTTTCTGGTCTAGGACTTGGTTTAATTGGAACAAACGATTGAGTATTTACATTATTTACACTACTGGACACAATTGGAGTTGCAGCAGGCGGGGGTCTGCTAGCTGAACGAGTAAGATCGGCATTATCCGTAGATTCTTTTGCAACAACCGGTCCAGTTGATGGAGCTGCAGCTGGTGCAATAGAAGCTTGTTTTTGCTTGGCGTATTGAGCTTCTATTTCTGGTGAATACTTGTTGCCACTACCTTTAGATAATTCAATAGCAGCCATTTGATTTTTTGAAAAAGGTTTGCCGGGTACAACCGGTTCATCCGCTATTGATATGCTTTCGGAAGATTTTTTTCTATTTAATTCTACTGGCCCAGTTTTAGGTAAAGCTGTTTCTGTCCCAGTTTTAGGGGTGACTGCTTTTTGAGACTCTGAAGAGCTTGGTGTTAGCTTTTCACCTTCACGTTTAGTTTCAATTTTACCAGCGCCAGCAGTTTCTATTTCCTTTTGAAATTTCTTAACTGCTTCTATTTTGGCTTTAGCTCCGGCCATTTCTCTAACTGTTTCTAATATTTGTGGGGGTGATTTTTCTGTAAGTTTTCGATCTTCGAGTATTTTTTTATAAATTTCTTCAGTTTTTTGTTCTCTAAATTCTACAAACTTTTTATAATTTTCCGGGTCTTTTTTGGCAAATTCCATCTCACTAAATTGAATGTTAGTAGATTCTGTACCTGAAACCGCCTGTTTAGTTTTAGTACCTAGCTCTTCTTCCTTACCTAAGCCAAAAAAGCTTTTAACTGCATTTATACCCTCACCAACTTTTTCTCCTACTACTTTACCTGCTTTTGAACCTGCAAAAGCACCGAGCGCACCGCCAGCAATAGTACCAATACCTGCCCCTACAACTGTACCTGCCGGGCCTCCAACAAAGGTACCAATAGTAGCACCTAATTTTGCACCGGCAAGTCCCCCAGCAACAGCGCCTGCTGCCATCCCAGAGCCTTCTCCAACCGCTCCTGATTTTTCAACCGTAGCAGTGTTTCCTATTTTTTTTCTTTCTGCAGATGCTTCTTCTGTAGATAACTCCCCTGAATCCACTTTCGCTTGTACTTCTTCTAACTTAGCTTGTTTGGAATCTTCTGCTGCAGAATAGCCTTTATAAGCTGTGTATGCTCCTATACCTACAGCGGCTGCTGCACCTAACATTCTACCGGCGCCAGAGCCAGCAAATTTAGCCACTGTACCACCTAGAGATAATGCCCCTCGGCCTAACGACTTTGCACCACCTAGTAAAGTTCTACCGGATTTTTTACCTAAATCACCTACATTCGATAAAATATCACCTAAACCTGATCCCTCTCCGCCTTCTGCTGCAGCTGATGCGGGCGAAGGTTTAAGCCTACCTTCCGGAAGATCGGAAGGAATTTTAGGCTCTAGAGCAGCACTTATTTTTTTTAATTCTGCGAGCTGCTGTTCTAATATGTTTTTATTTTCTTTGGTTAATTCGAGATCTTTTTCAGAAGAATCTGCTATGATTTCTTGAGAGGATTGAATATTATCAGCTTCCGGGTTTACACCTCTAACGCCTGGATCAGGTTCTTGCTTGTCTTTTTTTTCAACTTTATTAGTCATAAAGTCAAAAATACCTTTTACTCTTGAACCTATGGCTTTAGCTAAATCAATAGGTGTACCAAAACCGGTTATTTCTTCATCACCTTCTTTATTTTTTTCTTCTTTTTTAGGTTCAATACTCCCCGGAGTACCTTTTATAGCAGTTTTAGTACCAAGTTCTAAAGGCTTAAGTTTAATTTTATTAGTTTCTGACTCTCGCACTCTTTTACTTTGACCTGCTAATCTATTCCCTGCAGTTTCAAAATCAATGTAACCACCTTCTTTAATAGTCTTACCAGAAACATCACTAGTTATTTCTCTACCGGAAGTATTTCTGTACTGAGCACTTTTTTTATCATATTCTAGACTACCTTCGGATATTTTACGAGCCAAAGTCTGTTCTTCTAAAGATTTTTTTAGTATTTGTGTTTGATTTTCTAAAGAAGATAAAACCGGTTTAAAATTTATACTAACACTTAGCCCTGTAATAGCATTTTCAATTTTTTCTAAACATTTAGCAATATCAGCAATTTGATCAGTTCGCTCTTCATTATTTTGCTGTACTGCTTCTTTTTCATCTTTAGAATGAAAAGCTTGGAATGCAAGACCTTCTTTATTTTGATCTAAAACTTTTTCTAGAAACTTTTGAAAAGCCTCGTCTTTGTTATTATACATTGCTTACATATTCCTGGCGTTTTGTTGTAACATTCTTAACTTTTCATTTTCTTTTTTAATATGGTCTATTAATAAACCTACATAGATGTCCCTTTCCCAAGGCATCATTTCTTCGAGCTCTGTTAAACTATAATTATGATGTTGCATTAGAGAAAAATTTAAAGTATAGTGGTTAACGAGACTGTCTTGAGAAAGGGTTATACGAAAAAATTACTAAGACCCTCGAGTTTAGAAATATTATGTCGCTTACACTTCGGGCAGTCGCTTTCTATTTCTTGAACTATTTTAGGTGCAGTAACAAAGAAATTTTCTATTTTATCAAATTGTTCTTTAGTTAGAGAATAAACAAACTCTTCTAGCTCTTCTTTGGTTTGTTCTTTCGCATCCCAGTAATTTTCATTATCAAACACACCCTTAATACAATTAATAATTAACTCTACTACTTTAGATGTATTATTAGATGCAAACACTCCTACCACATCTTCAAATACAGGGTAGTTCATTTCTACACCGTACATATCAGTTAGCATAATCTTATTAGAATGTGTAGAATCTCTAACTACTTTAAGATTATCTATAGTAAAATTAGCATCTATTTTATTACCACATTCGCAGTTAACAATAACATCTACAGTTTCACTAATTGATTTTGCTCTAAGTTGTAAAAAAATATATTCAATATCAAAATGAGGGAGTGCTTGGACGTTAAGTTTATTAAATGTACATACATCTACTAATTCTGCAACTATTCTTGCTACTTCGGTATTATCTGCTTCTGCCATAGTTAAGAGAACTTTATGCTCTTTTACTAAAAAAGGACGATATTTTATCTTTTTTCCAGTTGATGGTAAAATCAACTCAAATGTGGGTGTATTTAACTTTGGTAATGACATAATAACTCCTAATAATTAAGCCGATGGAGGCAAATCTGACCCAGGCGCATCATCAAGAGTGCCGGTTTGCCAATTCCATTGTTTTTTAACTTGTGGTAGATCAACATCATAAGATGGTACTTGAGGGTTAATTATTACCCTAGGTATATCTACCGCTGTTGTTTCTCGATTGTTGTTTACCCAATATCTATAGGCAAATAATACATTCAGCCTATGAGTTTGATTAGATGAGCTGTTATTCAAATCCATTAAATTAAGATTTCTAGGGAAAGCTTCTATTAATTTAACTTCATTGGTAATATTGTCTTGCTCATCTAATTGGCGTATTAAAATATCAGTAATATAATTTTCTTGATAATTTACCGTAAATGTGTCTGGATCTATAATTAAATGCATCCAGTCTTCAAAAAATCTTCTAATTCTCATATTCTGATCAACGTGAAAAGTAATAGGTATACCTTCACCCCCATATTCAGAAGAAATTGGTCTTTGATAAGTTGGACCGAATATTTTAAATTGTTTTGAAAAAATATTTAATAACGGTATACTAGCTTGTTCAACATATAAACTTGCAAGTTCTGCATCACTAAAGCTACTAGCTAGCCCTAGAGGGGGCGTGATAATTACTTCAAATCTATTATTTCTTGCTAACCCTGCTCCACTAAGAACTTGGGATCTAAAACGATCTAAGCTAAAATTAGCCATTAATATTTCTCTCTAGTATCTTGCCAAACTTTTTGTTTTGAAGCACCTTCAAAACGCTCTACTGGTAACAAAGAAGCCACTACCCAATCAGGATATTTTATATTTAAAAATCTGGACTGAACATGATCATCTAAGTAATGTTTAACACACCCTTTAACGGGTGCGATTCTTGATAGATTTACAAGTAATTTCCAATTAATTCTTAATCTGGTTTCCTCATTTAACTTATCATCTGATGCATATTGATGCAAAGCCCCTAGAAGTTTAAATCTTAAAGGATACGGCAAATAATGGAGATTAATCCCATAAAACCCACCAGGTACTTTTCTAAAAGGAAGTACTAGTGGAAACTTATCCCAGTATGGGAGTTTATCTTTTAACTTAGCATCGTAAAAAAACATATACATCTTACCAGGAATTAAACGTGTAGTAAGATCAGGCACATTTTGCATTAATTTATTTGGGTTAGTTGCAGCAGACGCCAAAGCTTTTACCTGCACTTGGTACCAATTAAGAGATTTATCTGTATCTCCCGCTTTATTTCTAATATTTAAAAAAGGATTGGATGTAGCCATTTAAATATTTATTATGATGAAATTCCTAGATCATTTTCCGTAAGAATTAAAAATTTCATACCTTTCCTCTCACAAAATTCATTCGCAGCTTTCCATTTAGCTTGATTAGTACCATACAAGAAAACCTCTTCAATAAACTTTTTTGTTTGTTTTTTAGGTATAGAAGGGGGTTTAGTAAATCGATCCGGTTTAATTTCAACTAAATACTTTGTAAGATAACCTTTTTTATCCTTAATCTTTACATAAAAGTCAACAAAATACCTATGAATTTTAGAATCTACAGGAGATTTATAGGGAATAATAACTGTTTCTGACCCCCATTCTAAAACCGAGTGGTTGGTATCGCACCACTTCATAAATTTAAGTTCCCAGGAAGAACGATAAACAACCTCATTAAGATCACCTCTATACTTAGATGGGTTGATTACTCTATAACGCCCTTTAAAAACACCTTTGTACATGGATAAATATTAAATTAAATTCTACTTACTATTTATCGGGAAATATGGCTATAATAAATGACATCCAGAAAAGACTTGCCCAACAAGTTGTAGGTACAACTCCAAATGGAGAATCCAGTCGTTCGTCTGGGGGTGCTAAAGATAGGTTTAGCATAAATGTTTTTCAGTATCCTTCCGACCTAGGTTCTCAAGACCTTCTTCACTACATTGAATTTGGTATAAATGTTCGGGGTAAATCTGAATTTGATAAGACTAAACGATTATTTGAAGTAAGACGTAACCCAGATGCTGCTAATTTATCTCAAGAGCAGATAGGTACAGTAGCTACAACTGCTGGTGGGGTAGCGGCTGGTGTTGTCGCGGGTGGTATTACTAAAACTATTTTAGGTAAATTTGGAAAGACCGGTGCCGTAGCAGGTAATACTAAAACTCTCGGAACAACTAAAGCAGCGGATACCGCTATAGCAACCGGGGTGGGTGTAGGTGTAGGCTTAGCTACAGGAGCGGCTATTAACGCTAATAAGCTACTTAAACCAGATACATCCTATAGAATTTCTGATGTCATAGCGCTATATGTAGATGGTCCTCCAACTGTTAGGTATTCTATGAATTATGCTAACAAAGAACTAGGGACACTTGCGGGTCTTGTTAGTGGGGGCTTGGTTGAATCTTTAGGTGCTTTAAATCCATTAGGGGAACAGGGTGCGGCAGCATTCGCTGCTTTTGCTAAATTACCAGGTGCATTTGGAACGGTAGACGTACAATCTGCCTTAAGCGCTTCTTCAAAAACATCTTTAAACCCCTTTAAAGAAGTTATATTTGAATCGGTAGATTTTAGATCGTTTAATTTTAAATATAAATTTTTGCCTAAAAATAAACAAGAATCTGAAGCTGTTAGAAATATAGTTAAATTATTTAAATTTCATATGCACCCAGAAATGTCAGAGGGTAAATTATTTTTTATTTACCCTTCTGAGTTTCAAATAACCTATTACTTTAAAAGTGCTAATAATACTTACTTCCATAAATTAGCACCATGTGCATTGGAATCCATGGAAGTGTCTTATGGTGGTGAACAATTCTCATCATTTGATGATGGTAACCCTACTGAAGTAAATATGACTTTAACTTTCCGTGAACTAGAAATACTGACCAAGAAGATGATCGAACAGGGATATTAAAATGTATTTTGAAAGATTTCCAACAACCTATTATACTTTAGATGATCAAAAATCGGTTCAAACGGTGCGAAATATTTTTCTTCGCATTGTAATAAATGATTCTATTAAAAATAATTTTAGTTTATTTGACGAATATGATATAGTAGAAGGCGAAACACCAGAAATAGTTGCAGATAGATTTTATAGAAATCCTCAATATCACTGGTTAATCTTACATATGAATGACATATTAGATCCAAGATATGACTGGCCATTAACAACTAATAATCTAGTAAAATATTGTGAGGGTAAGTATACTAATATTTACGCAACCCATCATTATGAAAATGAAAACGGAGACCAGGTTAATTCAAACTACCCTAATGCGACAGCTATATCTAATTATACTTACGAAGATAGAATAAATGAAAGTAAACGTAGAATTAAAATCTTAAAGCCACAGTACGTAGAAGCAGTATTACGTGAATTTACTAATAAACTTGAAGGTATAAATGGCTGAAGATTCAGTGCAAAAAGCAGGCTCAGTAAAACTAACTGAGTTAAAGCTTATTTCTAATAATAACTCAATTTGGGATCTAACAGAATTTTTGGTAGAACTTAATATCTATGAAGATATGTTTTCTAATTATCTTTACGGTAGTATGGTTTTGTCAGATAGCAGAAACCTAATAGAAAATGTACCGCTTATAGGTGAAGAGTATTTAGTAGTAAAGGTTAACACCCCTACTTTTGATTCTAGAATTTCTAAGACATTTAGAGTGTTTAAAATAAGTGATAGAAATATAGTAAGAGATAATAACACTCAGGTGTTTACTCTTCACTTTGCTTCTATAGAATTATTTTATGATATTCTTTTACCACTATTTGTACCTTTTCAAGGCAATATTACCGATGTAGCGGGTGAGATATTTTCTAATTATATTGCAACTAGCCGTGAATTTCAAATTAGTGAATCTACAGATGAAATTAAAGAACTAGAAACCGAAACACCTCTTGTTGTTCTTAACGATACCTCTAATAAAGTTAAATTTGTGGCACCCGGGTGGACCCCGTTTAAATGTTTAAACTGGCTAGCATCTAAAGCAATTCCAAAGGATGGTAAAGCTAAAAACTTTCTATTTTTTGAATCTAATAAAGCTTTTTATTTTGGTTCTATTGAGCGCATTTTTAAAGAAGCAGTTCAAAATGAATTAGTAATCGGTAAATATTCTATTTCTGCCTCAAATATACGTGATGGAGAAAATATCCCCGATATTAATAGAGAATATTTCATTGCTAAAGATGTGGAAATGGTTGAAACAACCGATCACATTAAAAACTATACCAACGGCTATCTTGCAAACCGGCTTATAACTTTAGATGTGTACAATAAAGAATATAAAATTACAGATTATGATTATGTTAATGAGTATAAGAATCAATTTCATACCTCAGGATCTGGGCCAACTTCGATACCCCCTTTTTCTTCAGATAGCTTAAGAAATTTTGCTACCAGTATTAGTTTTTATCCAATTAACCCTAAATTGCACGATTCGTTTGAAAACAATATTAACGAAAAAATGCCTGAAATCTATGGTAATAGAAAATCAAGTCTGTTAGATTTAACCAATATAAAAATGCATATTACAGTACCGGGTCGAACAGATATAGAAGTAGGCAGAGTTTTGTATTTCTCTTATCCTGCTTTAGGCCCTAAAAATGATACTAATGAAGAGGGTAAAGAAGATAAGAGCTATTCTGGTTATTATTTAATAACAGCAATTCACCATAAAATTAATAAAATAGATCATTCAATGAGAATGGAAATTATTAAAGATTCTCTTTATACAGACCCTGAGGCCAAATAATGCAAAGAATTTTTAACAAAGACGGGTTCAATTGGTGGATAGGTGTTGTAGAAAACAGACATGATCCAGAAAAATTAGGTCGCTGCAAAGTAAGAATATTTGGCTATCATACTGATAGCAAAGAGCTTTTACCTACAAAAGACCTCCCCTGGTGTATACCAATACAACCAATTACATCGGCTGCTACTTCAGGGCTTGGGTCTTCTCCTCTAGGTCCAGTCGAAGGTACCTGGGTTATAGGGTTCTTTCTTGATGGGGAGGATGCCCAGCAACCGGCGATGTTTGGAACTATTTCTACAAAAGCAGCTAAACAAGCTTTTGCGGCTGAAAGTGCTGTAAGTAAGCCGAGAGAAGAAACAAATAATCCTAATGACGGAACCTTAAAAGACGGTCAGGGGAAGATAGTAACCGACTCTCAAGGGGAGCCAGTTAGAGCAGGTACACCAAAAATAGAAGGTTGGGAGTTAGGAAAAACTTCAGAAAAATATGAGTCTGGGGGCAAAGGACCTGGTGTAATAAATGATTATAACGGCGCCGCGGAAGGCGACTTAGGGGGTGCTTCTTACGGTACCTACCAGCTAGCTTCCTTTTTACCTGAAATGAGAAAAAACGGTAAAGCTAGACCCTCCTCTAAAAATTCACCAGTTGAACAATTTATAAAAAATAGTAAATTTAAAGATAAATTCGACGGGCTTACCCCTGCTACTCCAGCTTTTGATAACAAGTGGAAAGAAGTTGCATCACAAAATTCAAAAGATTTTAAAGATGATCAACACGATTACATACAACGTAAATATTACAATGTAATGATAGCTAACCTACAGCGTGCTGGTTTAGATTTAACCAAATATGGACCGGGAGTGCAAGATCTAGTCTGGTCGACTGCAGTACAGTTCGGTCCAGCTCGTGTTTCAATATTTACTGATCCTTTAAAAAATAAGAGCGAGTTGTCGGAAAAAGATATTATTAATTTAGTTAGTGATTATAAAATTGCAAAGGTAGAAGATCTGTTTAAATCCAGTTCACCGGATATAAGAGCAGGTGTTAAAAAACGTTATGAAACAGAAAAAAAAGATTTACTCGGGTTGGTTAAGTCATGATTGATATTCTTTCCGCTCAAATTAAAGGTGTTATTGAAAATTCTGTTTTTAATCAAGTAAACGGTCTAGGTTTAGGTGTTTCTAATCCTATTCTTAGAGCTATATCTTCGAGAGCTGCAGAAGAACTATCTGTTATAGTTGCTCAATCAGTAAATTTAGGTACCAATAGACAGATTAATACTATACCTCAAAATCTTATTGGACCTAAAAACCCGGTAAATCTTACCACGGGTAATTTAGGTAGTACAGGTGTAGCAGGTAACCTTGGTAACCTTCTTAATACTCAATTAAATTTACAGCTGACCGATAAATTAGTTACTATAATAGAAAGAGAATTAAAACTTTCTCTTCCCGCGGATAAACGAGGTATAATTAATTTTTCCGCCGTAGCAGCTACTTTAACCCAAGTACTAACCCCTACAGTAAGCAGCTCTATAGATACTGTTTTAAATGGTGTAACTGGGGCTATTTTTAGCAGAAATCAATCTACACCATTAACCCTGCCTAACGCTTCTAGTCTGTTTAGTTCTTTTTTGGGTGGGAGATCAGGATTATCTTTTAATCAATTACAAGGTCAAATTACTAGACAATATTCTCAGTCCACAGCTACAAAGTATCTTGGTCAGGCAAAAACTTTTAATATAAACAATTCTCTTAACCAAGAAAAATTAGTTTCTTTAAAACAAGGTTTTATCGATCCTGAAGCTAATTACCCTACAAAAGAATACGCAGGGTTATCTGAGACAAATAAACTAGCTCAAGGGGATGTCAAAGGTACTATAGTTCAATCAAAGAATTTAAATCGAATGATTGGAGCTAAACTTCCGGGAGGAGAATCCTGGGAGCAACCTGAATCTCCTTACAAAGGGGAATACCCTTACAATAAGGTCACACAAACAGAAGGTGGCCATATTTTAGAAATGGACGATACACCAGGTGCAGAAAGAATTCATTTATATCATAAATCTGGAACTTTCGTAGAAATAGATGTAAACGGCTCAGTTGTGATGCGTACTAAGGGTTCAAAATATGAAATAATTGATCGCAACGGTAAGATAGCTATAACTGGAAGTGCCGATATCTCTGTAAATGGTGCTTGTAATATTTTTGTAGGCAATGATGCAAATATAGAAGTTGAGGGCGATACCAATATAATTTGTCATAACGATATTACCGCTCAAGCCGGTGGAACATTTAACTTGTCAGCTGTTGAAGAATTTAATATTTCTTCAGGTAATGTAAATATAGAAGCTTATAATGCTATGAATGTAAAGTCTAACGTTGCACTTATAGTAAGTACAACAAAAGATTTGTCGTTTCGTTCAAACACTAATGCATATTTGCAAGCTACAACATTATTTCAAAATACTACCAACAGCTATCATCAAACTATAGCAAGTATATATGAAAAACTCGGTGGTTCGAAATTTACTCAAACTGTAGGCGCAGTTAACTATCAAATAGGTGAAAATTTTAATGCTGACACCGGAGGAGAAATATATCTCAACTCTGGTAACGCTGTTGACTCTAAGGACAGTAAATCTGCTAATGTTGCTGGACCATCAAATATAGGTATTATTTCTGGCAGAAGAGATGTTACTGATAATTCTATTGATGATCCTGTAACTTTAACACTTGCTGACCCATATGCTTTAAAATTAGAAGAAGAGCCCGCTGCATCTGGGGAATATTCTGCTCATAAGGATCTGATACTTACATCAGGGTTTGCTACTGCAGAAGAATTTGATACTGAACCAATATCTATTGAAACATTTAATGAATCTAGCACACAAAGTGAATTAATAACTCCATCAGAAGATATTAAGAAATTTACTGATCTCCCGGGTAATTTTAATTTATCACCTAATTTTACAGTAGAGATGCTTTCCTCTAAAGCTGCGCTTACAAAGAATTTTATTGAAGAAGATCCTCAAGGTCTTAAATTTGGTGAGATAATTTACAATCTTGCTTCTGTTTCTTTAAATATTTTAGAACCAGCATATAACATTTATCCTAAACTATTCGTAGCATCCGGATATAGATCAATCACGGCAAGCTCAAAGAATTCTTCCCATCCTTTAGGTAAATGTGTTGATATACAGTTTCAGGGTGCAACGAAAGATGACTATTATATCTTTGCTAAAGAACTAGTTAAAGTTTTAAATTATGATCAGTTGATTCTCCATTATTGTAACTATACTAACAACCCATGGATTCATATTTCCTTTGATGGTTCTAATAATAGAAAAGAAGTATTAACGTTTTGGAATAATAAGAAATTTTCTAGCGGATTGGCAAAGTTAGTGTAATGACAATTTTAGGTGCATCCATCAGTGGCGGTTTTTCGGATCCAGAACTATTTGGAACTGAGCCCCCTGGTACAAATTTAAATGCGGTATATGAGTATAGTGATTTTGTAGATAAAATAACCGTTACGTTAATTAATGAAGATCCTTTGTTACCCCCGTATACTAGACTGGATAATCTAAGAGCTAATGTTTCTGTTAATGGGACTCCCATCACTCTAGGAGAAATATCTGCTAATGGAAATGTAGTGTTGAATATAACTTACAATTCCCCTAATACTAACTCTGTTAGTGGGTTGTTCGTTACAACGACTATAGAAAGCTCCAATACTATAGGTAACATTTATATTACAGGCAACATACAAAATGCTTTTCCGGACAAGTACTGGGAATATAAAGATTTTGTAAGTAAAGAAAGCATAGTTGTTGACTCTACATTTGATATTCCAGATAGCGATGTAGGCATTTATACCTATAAACCCTCTTTCATGCGGTATATTAATATTGAATTTAATGTAGTTGCAGGGTTTAATTCTGGGACTGTATCTAAAACTATTCTTAAAAAAGTTTATAATGATTGGGATATAAATAGAATAGCCCTTATTTCCCAGGTAACAAGAGAAGAAAGTTATCGATCCAATAATTACCCGAAGGGGGGAATTTAATGGCAGCTGCATCTAGAAGAGGGGATATGAGTGCCGGGCACGGTTGCTTCCCGCCTACTGCATGTGTAGATGCTTTAGCATCAAAAACATATATTAATGGTATTCTTGCACAAAAGCTAGGTTCAAAATTTAATACTCATCGTTGTGGTAAAACCGTTCATCCTACATCAGCAAGAACGACCTCATCAGGTTCTAGCAAGGTTTTTATAGAAGGATCACCTGCGATTAGAATAGGAGACCCCATAACTTGTGGGGATACAGTAGCGCAAGGTTCCCCTAACGTTCAAATTGGTGGATAAATAATTAAATGTCAACCATTAATAGAAAAACAAGACAGTTCACGGATATAAATTTGTTATTTTCAATACATCCGTCAACTGCTGATATCACTAAAAAAACAGACGAAGAGGCTGTTAAGGCTTCTATACGTAATTTAATTCAGACAAAAAATTATGAAAGACCTTTTCACCCGGAAATTGGATGTCAGGTTTTCAGCCTATTGTTTGAAAATTTTACCCCTATTACAAAACAGGTAATGAAAAAAACGATTTTTGATGTTATTGATAAATTTGAACCCAGAGCTCAAATAATAGATGTAATAATTAGAGACAGGCAGGATAATAATTCTATAGATATTGACATTATTTTTAAACTTCTTAATTCCGAGAAGCCCGTTACCCTAAGAACCGCAATTTCACGAGTAAGATAATGGCCAACCTTAGAATATCAGAGTTAGATTTTGACACTATCAAAACTAACCTAAAAACCTATTTACAATCTCAAAACGAATTTTCCGATTACGATTTTGAAGGTTCGGGTCTTTCTATTCTAATTGACCTATTAGCATATAACACCCACTATAACGCATATCTTGCTAATATGTTAGCAAATGAAATGTTTTTAGATTCAGCGGTAAAAAGATCCTCAGTTGTTTCTATTGCCAAGCATTTAGGATATACGCCGCGGTCAGTAACGGGTTCAAAAGCATTTCTTAATATTGTAGTGAATAATCCTACCGGTACACCGGCAACTCTAACTATGGATAGATATACTTCTTTTACTTCGTTAATAAACGGTACATCATATACGTTTTTAACAACAGAGCCTTATACTATTCAACCGTCTGGAGGGATATACTCTTTTTCCAATATTCCTGTTAAAGAAGGAAAAATACTTGAATATTTTTATACTGTTGTTACACCAGGACCAGATGAAAAATATGAAATACCCAACTCTGCAGTAGATACGTCTACTATGTTAGTAACGGTTCAAAATTCCTCAACGGATAATTCTACAATAACTTATACGTTAGCAACTGATATAACTACAATCACCGACGTATCTACCGTTTATTTTTTAGAAGAAAATCCGTTAGGAAATTTTCAGATTTATTTTGGAGATGGGATATTAGGTAAGAAACTAACTGCTGGTAATATTATAAAAATTCAATATCTTACAAGTTCTGGATCAATATCTAACGTTTCGGGTAATATTTCTCAAAGCTTTACTGCTGATAATACTATTGGTGGTTCAAGTAATATAGTTGTAACAACCGTTTCAAATTCTACCGGGGGCACAGAAAGAGAACCTATTTCATCAATTAAATTTAATGCTCCTAGATCAAATATAGCTAAGAGCAGAGCGGTGACTAAAGCTGATTATTCTTCTATAATCAAAGCTCAATACTCTTCGGTAGAATCAATATCAGTGTGGGGTGGAGAAGAGAACGATCCTCCAGTATACGGTAAAGTTTTAATTTCTCTAAAACCCTATGCAGGTTTCTTTATTGATGATATAACTAAGACAAATATTAAAAATACTATACTTAAAGATAGAAACGTACTTACTGTTTTTCCGGAATTCGTTGACCCAGATTATATCTATGTTAACCTGACAGCTAACGTAAACTATAATAAAAATATAACGACTCTTAATCAATCTCAAATAAGTAATTTAATAAGACAACAAATTAATACCTATTTTAATCAAAATTTACAACAGTTTGAAAAACCTTTTTATTATTCTCAATTAATTGAAGCTCTTAATAATGTAAATGATTCGGTTTTATCTGTTTTATTAAATATAAAAGTACAAAAACGTTTAGTCCCTATACTAAATGTTCAAAATGCTTATATTAATGAAAATGTTTTAAGGTTTAATAACAAATTAGAACCAGGTAATATCGAATCTACTAGATTTTTTATTGTAAGAAACGGTACTACAATAACCACCAGAATACATGATGTACCTGATATAATGCCTCCTGATAGTAACGGAACAGGTACTTTAAGAATTTATAATGTTGCTGATAATACCGATCTAGGTGCTATAGGAACGGTCAATTATTCCTCCGGGATAATGTCTATTACTGGGATAACACCTGTAGGCTATCCTGCCAATCAGTTTGAAATAATTATTACTGCTAGTGCTCAAGAAGACAGCTACAATATTTCTTCAGCGCGCAATCAAATTATTGTTGTTGATGACAGTACAGAAAACCCATCTTCTAGTCGATTGCCTGGAATTACAATTAATGTAACTGCAGTATAATGACAAATAGAATTAAAGAAAAAATATCAACTTTAGTTTCATCACAACTGCCGGAATTTGTCCGGAGTGATTACACTACTTTTGTTACTTTTTTGGAAGCATACTATGAATTTCTTGAACAAGATCAGAATGCTCAAGAACTTATTCAAAATGCAAGATCTTATAGTGATATTGACAGAACTGTCAATAGTTTTGTAGAATATTTTTTAAAGCAATTTTCTAATGACATTCCTAGATCGGTACTAGCTGATAAAAAGTCTTTAGTTAAACGAATAAAAGATCTTTACGAAAATAAAGGTAACGAAAAGTCATATAAGTTACTTTTTAGAATTTTATTTAACAAACCTGTTGAAGTATTTTACCCATCCACGCAAATATTAAAAGCATCAGATGGTAAATGGGTTCAAGAAACTTCTATATTTTTGCAAACTGTTGTAGGTAATCCTAATTTAGCTGTAGGAAAAAATGTTGAGGTAATCTCTCCTTCTTCAAAGTACCCGTTATTTGTTCAGAAAAAAAGAATAGCGTCCAACTATCAAGGTATTATCCCTAATACATTTGAATTTATTATTAATAATAATAAAAATATTCCTATAAATGTAGGTGATTTTGTTGAAGTATATGGTTTTAAAGGTGTGGTTATAGGAGTACCGGCTGCAGCTACCATAATACAAAAAGGCTCGGGGTTTAAGGTTGGTGATATTTTACCTCTTACATCAGGTCTAGGTATAGGGGCGAAATTAAAAGTAACTAAAGTAGATGGAAACGGTGGTGTACTTAACGTTCAACTTCTAAGTTTTGGTGCAGGCTACGCCGGGGATTTCTATAATTTTTTCTCTGCCGAAACAAATTCAGTTTCTAATACTTCATTTACTTTTGGAGGCGGGGTTGCAACTTTAAGAGATTCACTTTCAGGTTTTGTTGAGAGAGGATCTATAACTAAACCGTCATACTCAGCAAGCAATTATTTTGCTGAAGATTATGATGGTTCTTTAATTTCAGAATTTTTTAATAGTACCTCTTTGACTTCATCGACAGGGAGACAGTCAGGTTCTATATCAGCATCTTCAGGGTTACCTTCCGATTGTGCGGTTTATATAAGAATAGGGTCAAAAGCTTTTTACCCTGGTCATTACCAAAATAATGATGGATTTTTAAGTGATGATATATTTCTTGAAGATGGAGTATACTATCAGCCATTTACTTATGTAATAAAAGTAGAAGAGACTATTGAAAATTATCGAAAAGCTGTGCTCGATATATTGCATCCAGCAGGTACTAAATTATTAGGGGAGCTTACTTTAGATACCAACATAGATGTGAGCTCGACTATTACAGCAGCTATTCGCTACCTAGTCAGTCATTTTCAAGATGTTTCAGGTGTCTTAGATAGTGGCGACTCAAAACATATCTTTAAAAATCTAGCAAATAATTTTTCTACCAGTGAATTTATTGCTAAAGATATTACCAAGCCGCGATCCGATATTATTAATGAAATACTAGATAATACTGCGCTCTTATTATCTAAATCTTTATCAGATAGCACCTCTAATGCTGATTCAGACAATAAAGATTATGATAAACGGTTAGGTTTTGGAGAAGGGTTACCTTATTCACAAGCAGGTTATTTTGCTGAAGATTACACCGAAGTTGCTGGTTTTAATTTAATTGTTTTAGAGGATAATTATTTTGAAGCGGTATTAGGTCGATTGCTGGATAATAACTTTTCATTATCTGAAGTAGTTGAGATAGAGCATGTTATACCGTTACCAGAAATCTCATTATCAGTTGAAGATATAAGTCAAAACACTTTAGTTAATAAAAATTTAAATAACACAGCGAATATAATAGATACAGATATTCAAATCACTGGAGCGATTAATTACTTTATTAATTTTAGTACAGCTTCAGATACAAATGTGGTATCTTACTTGGATAAATATTCTGAAATAGAACAGATAGCAGACTCAGGAACTATTTTTGTAACTGATTATGCTGATTTTACTTACTTTGCCGATGATTATGTCGGTACTACGCTCTATACCTTTTAACAGGAGAATTAAATGAATTTCGTCAGCAATGATTTTACCGGGGTAATTAATTTAACTGGTGATCTAATTATTACAAAAACAGCAGAAGATGGTACACAAGAAATTTTTGAAAGAAAAAATCTAGTAGTCTCAACCGGAAAAACAAATATTGCAGCAAGAATGGCTGGTAATACCGTTGCAGTTATGAGTCACATGGCTGTAGGAACTGGTAATACATCTGCAGTGGTTGGGGATACAACCCTTGCAACTGAACTTGCTCGAGTAGCTTTGACAGTTCAAGGCGGTACACCATCATCTAATACAGTAACTTACTCTGCTGCGTTTCCGGCTGGTACCGGTACAGGTGCATTAGCTGAAGCAGGTGTTTTTAATGACCCGGCATCAGGTACTATGCTATGTAGAACGGTATTCCCTGTAATTAATAAACAGGCTGCAGATAGCATTACTATTACATGGGTAATTTCTATCACTTAATATGCCAGTTTCTACTTTAGTTAAGCCGCTTCTTCATAATAGTATTGCGGATGCAGTTTTTAGCGAAATAAGCTCTAGAACTGGGAGATACTATTATTTTTTAGGGTCTGCTATCGATTGGGTAGATCCTTTGAATCCCCCCACCCCTGTAGATTCATATAAGTACGAGCTTGATACTCGTGCAAATATTATTATTATAAAAGAAATACAATCCAATGATGTTTCATATATTATTGATAGAGTGGATTGGACATCTGGTACCGTTTATGATATGTACGATGATATTTACTCAACTCAATTGGTTGGTATAAACCTAGAACAGGGTGGAGTTAACTATAGCTCAAATACTACAGTTTCAATAAGCGGTGGGGGTGGTTCCGGTGCTTCAGCTAATGCATCGATTTCAAATGGTAAAGTAGTATCTATAACTCTTAATCAACCGGGTATTAATTACACTTCTAAGCCTAATGTTACAATAACAGATAGTTTTGGAAGTGGGGCTGTAGCTAATGCTGTTTTAGGTTATTCTTACACCGGAGAGTCTAACCTTCAAAATTCTTTATTTTATGTAATAACAGATGATTTTAACATATATAAATGTCTAGATAACAGTAGTAATAGCCCCTCTACTGTAAAACCTGTAGATGTAGGAGCTGATGCGTTTGTTACTGATGACGGGTACAAATGGAAGTTTTTAGGTAATGTGCCTGTTTCATTAAGAAATAAATTTTTAACTTCATCTCAAGTACCGGTAACAACTGCTCTAAATTCACAATTTTATTCCCGCGGTGAAATAAAAAATTTAATAATTAAAAACACCGGTAATAACTATAATTATGCAAGACTGGTAGTACAAGGAGATGGTTATTTAGAAGATGAACCATATATTGTTGTTCAAGCTAATATAATTTCCGGTGGTTCTGGGTACACTACAGCAAACATAATTATCGATCCACCAGTAGAAGGTGCTATAGATTGGGAAAGTCTAGTTCAGTATAATCAGGGTGAATTATTACAGCATGAAAATAACATATATGAAGTAATTTTAGGGGGAACTACGGCGAGTTACCCCCCGGTTCATACCAAAGGTATATATTCAAATGGAACCGTAGCATTAAAGTATCGAGGTACACAAATTACTGCTAATGCAAACGTGTCTGGGGGATCTATAATATCTCTAGATAATTTAAATGGTATGGTAAAAGAAGTAGTAATTACAAATAATGGCGCAGGGTATATTCAGGCTCCAAGTATAAATTTTTCAGGAGACGGGTCAAATGTTTCCGCATACTGTACTCTGTCAGGTAATACTATTAATAGAATTTATTTTATAGATTATGGAAAAAACTATTCCACTGCTCCTACAGTTACTTTTGGAGAGCAGTGGCAGGCTAATACTACATACACTTTAAATAGTCAAATATTTTATAATGCTCGACTTTACACAGTGACAACTGCTGGTACAACTAATACCACGGCTCCTACCCATGTTACCGGTACTCGATTACTAGGTACAGCTAATCTAACTTATGCTGGTGTACAAGCAACTGGTTATTCAGTTTTAAAATACGGGTCCGGGTATACAAAAGCGCCCTCCGTATCGGTTAACGGGGTCAGTCTATCTGCAGCTAATATTAAATTTGAAGCGGAGAAAACCGAAGCTATTCTTTACCCTTATATAGAAGATGGTAAGATTATTAATGTAATTATTGAAAACGGGGGTACCGGATATACTTACGCAACTATAACTACCGTAGGTGATGGAACTAATGCGGAATTTTTGGTTAATTTATCTCAAGGGGATTTAGATACAATACAATCAACTAGTGAGTTGCTTTCTGTTTCAGGGGCTATTCATGCTATAAAAGTTGTCTCAGGGGGGTATGACTATACTGGGGCTAATGTAACTATTTCCGGTGATGGGTCTGGAGCAACAGCAAATGCTACTATAGTGAATGGTAAAATAACTAAAGTAAATGTTTTAAGTGAAGGTTCTGGTTATACTAAAGCCAATGTTTCTATTTCAGGCACTGGTAATGGTGCGACAGCCCGTGCAATAATTTCTCCCATAGGAGGGCACGGCAGGGACCCTATATCAGAACTTTATGCTAAGAAACTTGCTTTTTATTCAAATATTAATAGAGAAAAAAACCAAGGGTTTGACGTTACAAATGATTACAGACAGTTTGGAATTATTAAAAATATTAGAAACTATTTAAATAACAAATACTATGCAGGTTTGACCGGGTCTGCTTGCTGGTTAGTGAGCGGTAATGTAGATATAAATTTATTCACACCTGATACAGTTATTTCATCAGAAGGTAAAAAATATATAATAATTGCTTCTGATAACAACGGTATTTTAATAAGCTCTATTGACGGTAATACTAATCCTCCAAGTACAGGGGTCTATACCCACCCACAAGGTACTACTTTTACATCAACAGGAATTGTTGAGCCAGACGTAGATAAATACTCTGGTGAACTTTTATTTATTGATAATCGACAAGCATTTACATCTACTGAAGATCAAGCAGTATCTATTAAGACAGTATTTAATTACTAAGGTAAAATATGGCAATTGATTTTAATACAGCACCGTATTACGATGATTTTGAAGAATCAAGTAATTATTATCGCATTCTGTTCAAACCAGGAAGGGCTGTACAGGCAAGAGAACTAACCCAGCTTCAATCTATTTTGCAAAATCAAATTGAACAGATGGGTAGGAACGTATTTAAAGATGGTTCCCTTATCACCGGGGGCAAGTCTTTTTTGAGTACTGGTTCGTATATTAAAGTACAGGAAACCTCAGATATTAGTATTTTTGAAGGAAAAACCGTTATAGGTGCAATATCTGGCGCTAAAGCTATTGTTAGAAAAATAACACCCCTGCAATCTATAAATTCTGTTTCTTATCCCGCTGCTTTGCATTTAGTTTATATTTCAGGAAAATTCTCTGAAGGGGAAACTATTACTATTGATGGCACTACAACATCAGTAACAGCTATTGCATCTCCTTCAGTATATACTGGTCAAACTTTATTTTATAGTATAGATACTGGGGTATTTTTTACCAAAGGTCATTTTGTCTATTGTCCACAACAAACGGTAGTCGTATCCCCAACTTTTAAATTTCAGCCTTCAGCCAGAATTGGTTTAAAAATTTCTGAGGGTATTAAAACATCAGAAGATGACTCTACTCTATTAGATCCGGCGGTTGGTACCAACAATTATTTTGCACCAGGGGCAGATCGTTATTATATTGATTTAACCTTAGACACTATTGAATATGATGCTACTATTGAAGATTCAGATACTACAGTTATAGAAGAGTTTATAGAAATTTGTAATGTAAGACGTGGTGAAATCTCGTCAATAAATGCTGTAACTCAATTTAATGAAATAGAAAACGCGCTAGCTAGAAGAACTTATGATGAGTCTGGAGACTATACTATCAGACCTTTCGTTGCAAAATTAAAAGATCATTTGTTTGGTAATCCAGAATTGCTAACTATGGAAGTTTCTCCTGGAAAAGCCTACGTAAGAGGGTTTGAATTTGAAACCATATCTCCTTCGTATATTTCTCTAGGGAGAGCAAGAGATGTAGATACCAAGAATGGATATTCTTTATCTTTAGATTACGGGAGCTATATTACCGTATCTAATGTTCGTGGGTTTTTTAATTTTACTAACGCACAAGAAGTTGTACTACACCGTGTTTCGGATAATTTAGCTAATGCTGCTACTTCTCAATCTTACTATGAAACTTCTGTAGGAAACGCAAGAGTGCGGTATGTAGAATATGAAAATAGCAACATCTATAATCTATATTTATTTGATGTGCGTCTTAATTCTGGTAATACATTCAGTGAAACAAGATCTCTTACTGTTGCCAACCTTACATCATCTGCTGTTGTAAGTAGTTGTAATGTTTATGGTAATACTGTAATTACATACGGTGTGGATGATACGTTTTTATTCCGCGTACCTCAAGAAAATATTAAAACTTATGCGAACGTTAATGGCGCAGGCTCGGGTGTTACTGATACTACTTATCAAGCCGCTCGTAATTTTTCAAGCATAAATTTTGCTCCTGGTACTGGTGCTTATTCAGGTAATTCAGTAGCTACTATTTCTGTAACGGGAAATGACAGTTTTCTCGGTTCTGGAATTTTATCTGATATTTCAATTAAAGATCGATTCTATGCTGTTGTAACGGCTGTAAGCGGTGGGGCTACTCATCCTGCTGTGGGTCAGGTGTTAGATTTTTCCGGAGCAAACGGTGAGATTGAAATTTCTGGACAAAATGCTTTATTAAGATATAAATCTGGCAATACATTTAGTGCTAACGTAATTACAATTATCTCATCTTCTCAAGCTACTTCAAAAGTAAAAACTTTAACTTCAGCTAACGTAGAATGGCTAGCTGCCAACGGTAATGCTTATATTAATCTTTTCCGTTCAGATATCTATGATATTGTAAGTATTCAAGATGCTACAGGTAACAATTTTCTTTCCGCTTATCAGCTCGATAACGGTCAAAGAGATGATTATTATGATCATGGTAATTTAATACTTAGAGCCGATGCTATCGGCCCGGTTTTAGGGAATACTAATCCTAATGTTGTAGTACAATTTAGATATTTTGATCATTCTGGATCCGGATATTTTGATGCAGATTCTTATACTAAGGGCGGGTTAGATTGGGGTGATATTCCTACCTTTAACCGAACAAAAGGTAATCCTGTTAGATTATCTGACGTGATTGATTTTAGACCGGTTCGAGCTCCTTTTAGTTCCGAATTTTTAGCTGGCAGATCACCTAAACCAGGAGCAATTTTTACTGCTGATTTTGAATATTATTTACCTAGAAGAGATAAATTAGTTCTTACTAAAGAGCGCAAGCTTGCAATAGTAAAAGGAGTTCCATCTCAATCTCCCTCTTTACCGGCTGATTTAGTTGATTCGATGACGCTGTATACGCTTGACATACCTCCCTACACTTCTAAACCTGGGGATGTAAAGCTTACTTATGTAGATAATAAACGGTATACCATGCGTGATATTGGTAAAATAGACAAACGTGTTGGTCGACTAGAATATTATACCGCATTAAGTTTACTTGAAAAAATCGCAGCAGATGAAAAGATACCATCTGCTATTCCTGGTATAGATAGATTTAAAAATGGTATTTTAGTAGATTCTTTTGCGGGGCATTCAGTTACCGACGTTAATAACGGTGATGTTAAATGTTCGATTGATTTTGAGAATAGAATTTTAAGACCCCGTTTTGTTTCTGAATCTTATCTTTACTCTGTAAACACAGTAGAGTCTATTGACTATAGGAAAGCTTTTGATATTCTTACAATGGATTATACTGAAGAGCCATTTATTTCTCAAACTAAAGCTACTAATACCGTTTCACTAGTACCGTTCGAAGTTTTTACTTGGAACGGTACCATGACTCTTACTCCTTCGACCGACATATGGGCTGATACTGTTACCAATCCAGCGGTAACAGTTAATTTAAATGGGGAAAATGACGCATTTACACAAATAACCCTAGATTCAACAGGGCTTACTCCATGGGGTACGCGTTGGAATGATTGGCAATCGGTATTTAGGGGATTAACAGATGTTAATGTAGATGTTCAATCGTCAACTTTTGTTGATAACAAGGTATCTGTTGATGAAGCAGGTACTATTTCCGTAACTCCTACTGCTAGAACTGAAACCACAACTTCGGTTACTAAAACTTATGAGGAGTCTTTTGCAAGATCGGGCTTACAATTTAACTCTAAAGCAAAAACTATTACTGCCAGGCTCGGTGAAAAAGTAATTGATTCTTCTATTATTCCTTATATTAGATCAAGAACAATTAACTTTGTAGCTAAAAATTTAAAACCAGACACACCTTTGTTTGCAACTTTTGATGGGTATGAAGTTACATCTTATTGTACACCGGGGGTGTATGTTAAGCTAGCTGGAAATATAGCTGGAAATATTTCAACTCTCACTGTTTCATCTGGTGGGACTACTCGAAGTCAAGGTTCCGTTATATTTCAAAAAGGTAACGTTTTATATTTAAACCCGAGTATACAATTGAACTTACCTGAAGTAGGTAATGTAGCAACACTGGTTTCTGCAACAACTACTACTACCGCAAATATTATAGATGTAGAAACATATACTAATCTAATTACCAATTCTTCAGGGGATATTGCGGGTACTTTTAGAATACCCAACGATGATAATCTAAAATTTAATTTAGGTGAACGCGCGTTTAGATTAGCTGATAGCTTGGATAAAAGGTTTATCACAACAGTAGCAGAAACAAAATATTTGGCGTATGGTCTTTCTCAAACTAAAGAAGATACTATTCTTGCTACTAGAATGAATTTAGTATCTATAGACCCATTATTAGAAGTTAGAAAAAGCGGTGCTTCTACTTCAACCAGTCAAAGCTTTAATCAAGGCGTTTCTACTGTAGGTACATCTAATCAAGGGCAGATTGTTACTAATATAACAAATATTACTAATGAAATACAAAATATTACTAATAATGTAGTAAATAATATTACAAATAATATTATTAATACACCTCCTGCAGTAGACGAAAATGTACAGACATTATTCTGTGGTGAAACTGTAAAGACTACTGGTAAAAATGGCGTTCATCACTTTAAAATAAACTTAGGATCAGGTGTCGGCCCGGCTAATGTAATTTGTAAAACCGGTACCATACCAGACAGATTTACACTCAATTATAATGGACAAGAAATAACTTCTGGATTCCAAACTAGTACTAATAGCAATAATGATATTTCTAATTTTAATCAGAGATTAAAAAACTTAGGGTACCCTGAAATCACTCGAAAAAATGTGGGTAGCTATAAATTAGAATTTGTTAAACAAAATGCTGGTGTTGAATATGCATATTTAACTGTTGACGCTCCCCTGAAAGGTACAGGGTGGAATATTGAAGTTAAATGCCCATCTGGTACTGCAAATCCGGCTCCTGGTAATCTATCTCTTTCTCTTACAGACACCATAATAGCTTTAGTTGATACCGATACAGGGAGACAAGGCTGGGCAGATACCATTCTCACACAAACTGCAGCTACTGATATAGGAATTAGAGGAACAATTACTAATACCTCTAATAACAGCAGATGGACAAAAGATGGTATTGATAAAACAGTATATATTACTAGTATAAGTCTAGATAAAACTGACCTATTGCTTGATGAAGGAACCTTAACCGTTGTTACAACTGGAACCGGGCAAGGTTTATATAACGGGCAATATCCAAATAAAACTAATAGAACTTATAATAATACCCCTCTCCCTGTTCTTTTACAACCAGGAGAAGAAGCAACATTTACAATTAGAGTTCAAAAAGGTGCTACAAATCGTATATCCGGTTCAGTAAAAGTTTTAGTAACTGCTGTGGGCCCGGGTGCGGGGGGTACTCAAACTGTTTCAGTAAATGTGCCTGTGGTTGAATTTACTACTACTGGGCCCCCTCAATATGTTCATCAAGACCCTCTTGCACAAACTTTCTTTGTTAATGAGAGGACATTTCCAAACGGGCTATTTATTTCATCTGTAGATCTTTGGTTCTACGAAAAAGATAATATACTCCCTGTTTCCTTAGAATTAAGACCCGTAGTTAACGGTTATCCTAGCTCAACAGAATTGATACCTTTCGCGTATAAAGTATTAGATTCTCAAGATATTATAACTTCAACTACTTTTGAAAAAGACAAGTATACAAGATTTTCATTCCCAGCACCGGTTTATTTACCTAGTGGGCAGTATTCTATGGTGTTGAGAGGAAATTCTAAAAAATATAAAGTTTATTCAGCTATACTTGGAGAATTTAGACTAGATGAGCCTGATATTAGAGTATCTGAACAACCATATATTGGTTCATTATTTAAATCTCAAAACGCGTCTACTTGGACAGCAGAACAATTAGAAGACTTGACTGTTAGATTTAATAAGTGTAAATTTAGTACTGATAACCCTACCGTTGTAACCTTGAACGCAGTCGCACCGTCAAATAATGTTGAGTACGATGTGTTCTTTACAACTGGTGAAACGGTTGAATTTGCAGATACTGCTATCACATATGCATATCGAGGAACAAGTGAAGCTACTGGTATTGTTGACGGTTCGTATAGAAGATACTTGCTAGGCTCAAATCTACCATTAGAAGAGCGCAAAATAGTTAAAGCTAACACCGGTGACACACTTAAATTTAATGCGGTTCTTCAAACCTCAGATTCTTCAATTACACCGGTGCTGGACCTAGAACGCCTAAGTTCAGTACTTATTCGTAATATCATTAATAATGATTCTACTGGGGAAGATAGCTATTCAGGTGGTAATGCTTTAGCTAAATATATAACTAGAAGAGTAACTCTTAATCCTGGTTTCGAAGCTCAAGATCTAAAAGTTTATTTAAACGCTTATTGTCCAGGGCCATCGAGTATTAAAGTATATTATAAGGTTAATGCTCCAGGAACAATTCAGTTTGATGCAGAGAATAAATACGTAGAGATGGCTGTAACAGGTGTAAGCGGAGATACAAAAGCTGGTTTTGCTGAATATACATTTGAAAATTCTACAGATACTTGTTTACCTGACGGGGCTCGTTTTAATACATTTACAATTAAAGTTGTAATGTTATCGTCAGATACTACTCAAGTTCCAATTATCAGAGATCTTAGAGTGTTAGCGTTAGATGGATGACACTAAATTTTTGCCTGTAATAGATAACAAAGATTTAGTTAGAGATACTGAATCTAAGGCGTTGCTTTTTACTAATAGAAATAAGTTAGAAGAGCACAGACAAAAAATATTGTTTTTTTCAAAATTATCAAGTCAGACCGAAGAAATAGAAAATATTAAAAGTGATATTAAAGAAATTAAAAACCTTCTTTATACTCTTTTAAATAATAAATAAATAATTAAAGCTCAATGTAGAGAGACCACACATGGCAACATTAGTTCTTAGAACAGTTAAAGGTACCCCGTTAACTAACACGGAGGTGGATGGAAATTTTGCAAATTTAAATTCCGATATCGGATTCGTATTTACCCGTGCAAATACTATCAATTCGAGCGTTGGTGTTCTTTCTAATTTAGCTACTACTGAAAAATCTAATCTAGTTGCTGCAATTAATGAGGTGGCTTCTGAGTCTACATCTAATGTTGCTATTACTGCAGGCACTGTTTCCGGTGTTGTAATTAGTAATTCAACATGGTCTGGTAATACAATAGCTATTGCTCAAGGAGGAACAGGGCAAACAACCAGAGCAGCAGCTATTAATGCCCTATTACCCTCTCAAACATCTAATACTAATTATTTTTTAAGAACCGATGGTAGCGATCTAACCTGGGCCCAGGCTGCTATTACTATAACTGATGATACGACAACAAATTCAACATTCTATATTCCTCTAACAACTGCATCAACTGGAACCATTACCACTGCTAACGTTTCTACCACCAAATTATTTTTTAATCCTAGCACAGGATTGCTATCTTCTACTGACTATAATTCAACTTCTGATATTTTATTAAAAGAAAACATAACTTCTATAGAAAATCCTCTTGAAACAATTTCAAAATTAAATGGAATTAAATTTAATTGGAAAGATTCCGGTAGCGAAGCCTTCGGTTTATCAGCTCAAGAAGTAGAAAAAATTATACCAGAAATTGTTAGAACTAACCCTAGTGGTTACAAAGGTATTAATTACCTAAATATTATAGCTTTCTTAGTAGAAGCAATAAAAGATTTAAAATCACAAGTACAAGAGCTTAAAAACAATAAATAATAAATTAAAAAGCTGAGTTCTTAAGGAGCGAAGATGGCAATCAAAATAGGCGGAATAACCGTCATCGACGACAGTCGTAATCTATGTAATGCTGCAAATGTTAATGCAACTTCAATTTGCGCAACTAATTTTTATGGAAGCGGTGCAGGTCTTACTGGGCTAGCTACAGCAGGTGGGGGAGAACTAGTATGTGGTACCACCAGATACACTCTCACTAGTAGTAATCAACGTAGCGTTTCAATTTGTCTTACATCCACACCTTCCTCGGGGGATATAACCCTACCTAACGCAACTACACTGTCAAAAGGTTCACCGACCTTTACAATTAAAAATGTAAATTGTGCAACATCTATGGTTATAAGGGATGCAAATAGTTGCATATTAGCGGTTGCTCCTGCATGTTCAACTGTCCAGTTATCGTTATACGATAACTCCTTCTGTCAAGGTAGGTGGCAAGTCGGCTCTTTTACTTCTCAAGCCCAGATTGTTGATGTTACCTGTGCAAGTTATGGTAATCCTTTCTCTTGTTATTGTTATTATGTAGACGAAAATTGCAATTGGCATGGTATCTTTTTTAACCCTAATTGCTGCTGTATTTGTTATAGAGCAGTAAAGAAATCTGCTTCAGGCTTCACAGTTAACAGTAATACATTTACTATACCAGCCACATATTCAACAATTCCTTTTACCATATACTGTGCTTGTTGTAAAGGTGGTTGGATCCTTATACAAGGCTCTAGTTGCCATACCGGGGGTGGTACTTTAGGATGTAACGCTGTATACTACATAGTAACCAATTGTGACGGTACGTATAGTAGTGCTCCATTCTATGACTGCACAAAACAATGTTGTTATGTTGCTCTGGGTTGTAACTCTTCTTGTGGGGAATGGTGGTCAGGTTATAATGGTATATGCCATTTTTTAAATAAGTGGGTGGTAAATTATGATACCATTATGAATAACACCACGGATACCTGGTTCTCTACTCGCATTCATTGTTATAATAATCAAACTACGGGTGTCCCAACTATTTGTCAGGCTCTTTATAGAGGAGGAGCTTACCCTTCCGGTTCATGTAGACTTTGTAGTGCTAGTTTTGGTTGGCAATCACTTTGCTATGATGAAGGATATTTTTTCAATAGAACATATGGTTATACGCAGGATGGTACTAATAGGGTAGCAGATTATTTCTGCTTCTGTAATAATGGAAATGTCTGTTACTACTGTTTGTGTGGTGCAAACGCTGCAGCTTTGAGTACATTTACTGACTACATGATTACCTATATTACATGTGCACATAGAATAGGGTGTGGTGTAAATGCTAGACCACTAGTAACTATAACTAAATTTAACCCTGGCCAGGATGGTTTCCAAAACCAGATGGCATTTTCAGCTAATATTTGTGGTACTACTGCACTCTCAGGTTGCTTATTCTGCCCAACAGGTCTATGTTTTACTCATTCCGGTCAAGAAGGTAATCGTGGAAACGCAGTCTTTTATAGAGTATCCTGTGGATTATTTGCAATTTCAGATTGTGATTGCGTTACTCAATCATACAAAACAGGTTTCTCTTGGCTTGCAACTGTTTGCCCCCTAACCTTCTGTCCAACCGGTACTTGTTGCACATATGCTTATTATGATATGGTAAATCAAAATTGTTGGAGGGCGTTTAATTGCGGCTGTAAAATACCAGGTGATTATAATCAACAAGTATGTGATATGGATTGTGGATTTACTATTGCACCATTTGCCTTTAAACAATATCATCTTGTCTGTAATTCGTCCTGCTGTACTATTTACTGGTCACGTGGGTGTGTTATTGGTGACACCTGCTGGCACCTAGTAAGAATGGGTCATTGTACGGTAGCTGGTGCTTCTGCTTTAAATTGTGTTTGTAGATGGATTATATGTACCTCACCTCATGTCCCCGGTGCTACATCTTGTTCTTCATTTTATTGCATGGGTACTGCCGATTGTCTATGTTTATATACCTTAAGCGGTATTAGGTATAGATTCTGTGTTTCTGGAGGAGGTACATGGGCTACCAACTGCTGTATATCATATGATTGCTGTTTATGTTGTAATTATGGATGTACTAGTTCATGCCCTATTAATGCTTGCTATACCTTCTGCGCATGTGGGGGTGATAAAGGGGTAACATTTGGTTGTAATACCAATTGTGCAGTACACTATTATGATTTTGCTACATGGCCAGCTGTAATGGCTATAGCAGGATGTATTGATAATAAAACCAGATATTCTATTGCCTCATACGACAAAGAAACTTGTCGATTTATGTCGGTTTATAACTGTTGTTCAGCTAGTGGTGCTTTAGATACGGAAGTTGCTGTAGGTTCCTGGGATCCTAGCACATGTAGTCTTTCTTACCAAAAGGGTGTGCTTATATCTTCATTATCTTTTAATTGGGATACCCTTATACCGTGTACTTATTCAATACTTTATTCTTGTTCCAATGCTTCATTACTTTTTACTAGAACACTTGGAAAGGTAACATTACTATGATAATTACAGCTTTAGTCGATAATTCTAGAGTAATACAAAAAATAAAAACAGATAATACACCTTTTTTCATAGAGAAACCAGGTCAAGAAAATGTTTTAATTAATACTGAACATATGCCTGATGATTTAAAAGAAAGATATAATTATGCAATTCCGTTTCATTCTATGATGTCTAACACCGGCTTTGTTACTCCTCTCTTTGATTTAAAAGATACTGAAACAATAACGGAATTATTAAAGGATGAATTTATAATTTTACGTTCTATTCGTAATTTGAAATTATCCGAATCCGATTGGACACAACTTGGTGATGTGCAGTTTACTGAGGAAAAAAAACAAGAATGGTTAAATTATCGTCAAGCACTTAGAGATTTACCAGGTAATACACCAAATCCACATTTAGTCGTGTGGCCTGAAAAACCGCTTTAATATATAATAACGTTATTATTCGTTTTGTTGAAATATTGTAATAAGGAAAAAAAATGCGTAAAGTGATCGTTATTGACGGAGGCGCAGGCCGCGCCATCGCCGCAATCCCCTCCTTAGAAAAATACGTACGTAATCACCCAGATGAAGACGTACGTATTTTGGTTTTTGGTTGGGATAACTTATACTGGGGTAATACTCTCTTACAAGACATTACATATAGTGCCGACACAAAAGGTATCTTTGATAGTTTTATAAAAGATGCTGATGTTATTATATCTCCTGAACCATACCGCATACCTGGTTATTTTAATCAAAAATTAACTCTTGCTCAAGCTTTTGATAAAGAAATTAATAATACTGACGACCACTCAGATATAGGTCCTCCTAAACTTTATCTTAGTAAGGGTGAGGAAAAAAATGCTGCTAATATCATTGCTGACTGTAAGGCCCAGCAAAAAAAACAAAAAACTATAGTTATTCAGCCATATGGTCGTTCAGCTAGAGTTGATAGGGGAGATGTAATTGATGACAGTACCCGAGGGCTTGATTCTAGATCTTACCTTCAGCTAGTAAAGAAATTATCTACAAAGTATAATCTTATTTTATTTGCAGAAAAACAATTTCATATCCCAGAAGACACTTACACTCAAAAATTAGAAGCCGATCTTCGCATATGGTCAGCTATTATTGAGGGCTGTGATTATTTTGTAGGATGTGACTCTGTTGGACAGCATATAGCGCGTGCCTTCAATAAACCAGGTACCGTTATTCTTGGTTCTACTTTTGCAATTAATGTTACCTACCCGGACTGGTTTAATATAATAGAAAAAGATGATCTTCCTAAAAAATACTCCCCTATACGGCTTTGCGGTCTTGACTGTCACTTAGCTGACAGATATAATGATAAGTTGATGGATTTTTCAGAAAAAGAAATCGATCAAATCTTTATGGCAGTTGTTAATGATATAGAAAAAAAGGTTAAATAATGGCATATAATATTTTAGCGGTTAACCCTGGACATAATGGAGCCGCAGCATTACTATCAGATGGAGAAGTTGTTTATTATTTGGAAGAAGAGCGTCTTTCAAGGTTAAAATACGATGGTAACCCGTTCAGAGCAATTTTAGACATTGTTAGTAAATGGCATGTTGATGAGATTGTAATAGGTGGTACTTCAGGACAATTACCTCAGTTACCATGGACAGGAGAAGATCCTTACACAGCCCTAGTGCGTAAATTTTACCCCGATGTAAAATCGGTTAATCTAGGTAATGAACATCATCTCGGTCACGCAGCATGTGCGTTTTATAATTCAGGATTTGACAAAGCTATTATTTTAGTGGTTGATGGTGCGGGTTCATATCGGGTTGAACAGCTAGACGAGGAAGGGAAAGTAAAGGCAGAAGGATTTGAAACTGAGTCATTATGGGTAGGGAGTATAGAAACTCCCCATATATTTGATCTACTTTATAAAGTGTATGGAAATAACACTGGTATAAAGACGAGTAATGGTAGATTAGAATTTGATAATGCTGTTACGGTTACAAAAGCATATGAGGCTGTAAGCCACTATTTAGGTTTTGGTTTTATAGAAGCAGGTAAAACAATGGGATTGGCTCCTTATGGAAAAGAATCTTCTGAAATTCCACCTATGTTTGTAAGTAATAGAGGCTCAAAAGATATTTTTGTTCCTAGTTATCCTGCAGGCGCATTTATAGATACTGCACGATTCCCACATCTACAACAAAAAAATGATCCTAGAGAGTGGCATACGGACCCTAGTTCTCTTTCTGAAATAGAAAAAGATATTGCATGGCGGGTACAACAAGATACTCAACGTATTGTAGGTGACTACATTGATCTAGCAGTTAGATCCACAGGAATAAAAAAAGTCGCTATTGCTGGAGGTTATGGTTTAAATTGCGTAGCTAATTATTATTTCCGAAAACGTTTTCCGGATGTAGAATTTTATTGTGAACCTATCGCACACGATGGGGGTACAACAATAGGTTTGGCAAAAATGGCATGGTATCAAAATGAAGGAAGTAAAACCCTACCTACATCACCTCAAACTTCTATTTATTATGGGCCTACTTACTCCAAAGAGTCAGTTCAATCTGTTTTAGATAGTAATAAAGATAAAATAAAAATAAAAACAGTAACAACAGAAGATATAGCGAAATTAATCGAAGAAAAGAATATTGTAGCTCTTTACCAGGGAAGATCTGAAGCAGGGCCTCGAGCTCTTGGTAATAGATCTATACTTTATGACCCACGGGATATTAATGGTAAAGAGATAGTTAATAAAGTGAAAGGCAGAGAATGGTTCAGACCTTTTGCGGGTACTATTCTTAAAGAACATGCAAACGATTGGTTTGATATGGCAGGCATGGAAGAATCCCCATTCATGATGTATGCTGTTAATGTGGCTGCAGATAAAATTTCAGAGATACCGTGTATTACACATGTAGATGATACCTGCAGGGTTCAAACAGTTACGATAGAGCAGAATTTTCATTATTATAATTTAATACAAGAATTTTATAAACTTACAGGTGTGCCAGTCTTGTTTAATACTTCTTTTAATCTTGCGGGTGAGCCGTTAGTTGAAAAAATAGAAGATGCTCTTGATGCATTGTATAATTCTGAGCTTAAATATCTCTATTTACCAGAATTAGAAGTATTAGTAACTAAAACAATAGAGGATCCAGTAAAAAATAAAAAAGTAAATAGTATCGATGAACTTTCTGATATTATTATAACTGATTAATAGATCAAATTTTAAACTTGCCAGGGGAAATGATTTTTATAAAAGATCTTTCCCCTTTTTTCGATTTTTCTGAACTAGATACAGCTTTTAATACTTTTTTTAATGGGAATGTGGGTACTTTAAATAATCCGTTAGACTCTATTTGCTATAATATTAGCTGAGAGTTGCAACAAACTTTTGTAAGTTATCGAACATATTTACTTTGTTTTTTAATTCTTTATTTGCAAAAGTGTCGAGTTTTTTAAGCACTGTATCTTGTTTTTCAGAGTTTATTAAAATAGGTCTAGCGCCTACTGAGTAGCCTGCTTTTATTCCGTTGTAATTATTTGTAACGAAATACCCCCCTTTATAGTTTTGATTAAATTCTTTTTCGGCTCTTTTTAGCATTCCAGCGTTAGGAAATGCAAATAAATCCTCTTTAAAATGGGTGGTAGAATATAAAATACCTTCAATTGAAAGTATGCCAGCTTGACCAAATATTTGCATTAGATGCTGAATCCGAGCATCTACATCGTTTTGAGTAAGTCTACCTTTAGAAATAAGCGGTTCGTTAAAGTATAAGAAAACTTTATAACCGTTTAGTCTCATATTTCGTACAGCTTCTAGCGAACCTGTAATAATACTAATATCAGTAGGATTCAATATTTCTTTATCATCCCATACAACCCCTGGTAACTCGATACCGATAGATTCCTTTGAAAAGACTTGCGGCCAATTGGTTAAAAAGTTAGGTGTACCAGGTTGTGAATTAGTTTGTTGAGGGTTGTTCAAGCTTTTTTCAATAGAAAAACGTCCCATAAAATCTCCATAGTTTAGTTTAGAACATTATAATTGCAAAGTTAATACATTGCTACTAAATATATAGGTAATCAAAAAATTTACAAAAAAGTTAATCTACATCTCATTTCTATTTTTCGTTTCTTATAAATAAAGGGTAAATTAAGGACTACTATGGCAGCTTATTCTAATCTATTCATTGATCAGGGCGCTACTTTTACTTTATCATTTACTGTTTATGATGATGATGGGTTGCCAAGAAATCTTACCAACTTCACAGTCAGATCACAGATGAGGCGGTCGTATTATTCTTCCGCTAACACAACAATTACAGCCACAGTTTCAAATCCTGCAGAGGGGGAAGTAATGTTAGATCTTTCCGCTACACAGACAACTGTTCTTAAACCTGGGAGGTATGTTTATGATGTTGAGCTGGTCAGTACAAATTCTTTAGTTGTTGAAAGACTTGTTGAAGGCATTATTACAGTATATCCAGAGGTGACTAGATAATGGTAACACGTAGAGCAAATTCAGTAAATATAAATATAAAGAAGTCTTCTGGGGGTACTCTTCAGTCGTTATCTAATGTGATATCCACGGATCTTCAAAACGGTGACACACTAGTATATGACTCTAACACTAATAAATGGATATCACAGCCTGTTGCAGAAATTGTAGCAGGTGCGCTCGGAAACACCGTGCCTATTCCATCTCTTTTGGATGGCGGGGCATATTAGTACAATGACTTAAAAAAAGGACTAAAATGGCAACAATTTTTCAAATTAAACGTTCAGCGAACGTAGCTTCCCCAACAACAAGCGACCTAGCTGAAGGCGAATTAGCATACTCGTTTGATAAATCGAACGACGGTGCAGGTGCTAAGCTTTATATTGAAGCGAAAGATAATTCTAACACCCCCGTTATTCATGCAATCGGTGGTAAATATTATACAGACGCTATTGACACTGCTACGGCTTCAAATACTGGTGGTAAAATTGTTAAGCGTGACAATAACGGTAACTTTTCTGCTAACGTAGTTACTGCTACAACATTATATGGTAATATTTATGGTACAGTTGTCGGGGAAGCTGCATCGGCTGCAGTTGCTAGCACTGCTAATGCTCTTACCACTGGTAGAGTTATTAATTTAGCAGGTGATTTACAAGGTAACGTCACATTTGACGGTAGCTCGGATGTTACCATTTACGCAAACGTTATTTCTGATTCTGTCGTTCTTGGTACCGATACTACAGGCGATTACGTTGCTAACCTTTCTGCTGGTACAGGTATTACTATTTCTGGTTATGCCGGGGAAACATCAACCCTTACAGTTGGTCTAGATTCTACTGGGGTATCAGCTGGTACGTATGGTACCGCTTCTTCGGTTGCTCAAGTTGTAGTTGACGCTCAAGGTCGAATCACATCTGCTTCAAACGTTTCTATTTCAATCCCTTCTTCAGCTCTTAATACTGATGTTGCCCTAGGTTCACAAACTTCAGGTGACTATGTTGCTAACATTACCGCTGGTACGGGTATTGGAGTTACTAACGGTACTGGTGAAACATCGCAACCTACCATTACCAACCTTGGTGTTACATCTCTTTCAGGTACAGCAAACGAAATTACTGTTTCAGCTGCTAACGCTGCTGTAACTATCGGGTTACCTGCTGACGTTACCATTCAGAACAACCTGACCGTTTCTGGAGACTTAATTGTTACTGGTAATACTACCACGGTAAATACCGCTACCATTACTCTCGAAGATCCTCTAGTTAAGTTTGGTAATGCTAATCCTACTGATGTTCTAGACCTTGGTTTCTACGGTGAGTATTCAAGCAGCGGCACAAAATACGCCGGTTTGTTTAGAGATGCTTCTGATTCAGGCAAATTTAAACTTTTCGTTGATTTAACAACTGACCCTACAACTAATGTCGTTAATAGCGCTAATTATACTGTAGCTACTTTAGTTGCCAACCTAACCGGTGGAACAGTTACCAATCTAACATCAGCAATTGCTGTAGCTGATGGTGGTACTGGAGCTAATACATTAACACTAAACGGTGTTGTTTATGGACAAGGTACAAGTGCTGTTGCTACTGCAACCGGTACATCTGGTCAAGTTCTTCAGATAAATGGTTCAGGTGTTCCTGTATTTGCTGATCTTGACGGTGGTTCTTATTAATATTGTTTAATATTGGAGTTTTAAGTGGAAATTGATCAAATTAAATTTATGAACTTGGTTATGGAAAAAACCAATAAAAAACTAAACGAGCTTCAGGCACAAGTAATTGTGCTTGAAGCTCAACTCCAGCTAGCAGTTGATATAAATAAACAACTTCAGGAGCAAGCTGAAAAGATTAAAAAGAAAGAACCAAAATCAGAATTTACAAACTAAGTATATACTTAGTAACAGCTACATAGCAAGGGTTTGAGCCACATGGCAAATATTGTTCAATTAAAAAGATCTTCTGTATCAGGAAGAATACCTGATGCATCTAATGTTTCTATCGGTGAACCGGTTATTAATTTAGCCGATAGAATCATCTTTACCAAGAGTGGTACAGGTAATGTTATCATTATAGGTGCAGGAACTACATCTAATATTTCCGAAGGTACAAATCTTTATTTTACAAATACCCGCGCTATATCAGCTTTTACCAGCGGTTCTGGTATAGATATTAGCTCTAACGGCTTAATTTCAGCAGAAATAACTTCATCATATTTTCAATCCATTGGTGGAAATGTTGTACCGTCTATTGATAGTGCATATAATTTAGGTTCACCAACTCATCGCTGGAAAACTCTTTATCTGGCAAATAATACCATCGATCTAGGTGGTGCTCTTATCAGCTCGGATGGTACCGGGGCTATACAAATCTCCGCAAACGGAGCAGTTCTCCCTCCCAATTCAAGAGTTGATATTGGAAATTTTCAAAAAGAAATTGCTACTATAAGTGGAAAAGGTGCTACTCAAAGAATAGTACCTTTTTATACTCGTGATACTGGATTAAATTCAGTAGCTAAACTTTTTGAATTTTCTGTCAATAACGACTTTTATGTATTTAAATCATTTACTCTTGCAAACGGTTCTTCTGTTGCAGAAACTAATACAACCCTATTTAAATTCTGAGTGTAAAAAATGACCGTAAAAATCCCAATTAGAACAGTTTATGATGCTCAAAACGACCCTACAGGTCTTGCTGAGTTTCAAGTCGGTGAAGTTATAGGTATTGAGACCGGAGGAACGGGTGCTAATACCATAGCTGGTGCTAAAACTACTCTAGGCGTTGATAACAGTAATATTCGAAATTTATTTAGCGTCACCGGGAGCGGATCATATAATAGCACCACCGGGGTTATTACTATAAATGGAGGCGTGTCTTCTGTTGGAGGTGTATCCGGAGAAGTATCTAATGCACAACTTTCAGCTGCTATTTCTACTTCTGGAATTTTAAATACTTCAAATGTAGCGGAAGGAACAAATCTTTATTACACTAATGCAAGGGCAAGACAAGCTATATCAGTATCTGGTGCGGGTACTTATGATTCTTCCACCGGTGTAATAACCGTTACTGGAGGAGTAACGTCTGTTGGGGGTGCTACAGGCGCGGTTTCCAACGTTCAACTAGCTTCTGGAATAAGTCAAACTGGTGTTTTGACTACTGCTAACGTTTCAGAAGTTTCCAATCTATACTTTACTGATACAAGAGCTAGAAACGCGTTAAGCCAGGGTACTGGTATTTCATACAACCCTAGTTCTGGTTCTATATCCGCTAATGTAACTTCAGTTGCTGGAAAAACTGGAGCGGTTACCCTAACTAATGCAGATATTTCGGGATTAACCACTGCTAACGTATCAGAATTAAATAATCTTTATTATACAAATACAAGAGCTAATTCAGCTATCGACGGAAAAGTAACTAAAGCTTTTGTTGAAAATTTAAGTATTAATATTGCTAACTCTAGTATTACTGGTAATATAATTGCATCACAATTGCAACCTACCGGGGTTTCTGCTTCAACATATGGTGGGTCAGGGAATGTTGGTGTATTTGTTGTTGACCAACAAGGTCGTTTAACTTCTGCTTCTAACGCTGCTATTGGAGGCTCACTAACAGGTATTACTGGTGTTGGTACTATAGCAACCGGTACCTGGCAGGGCTCGTCTATCTCAACTGCGTATACCGATGCAAAGGTAACTTCTGTAAACGGAGATACCGGTGCTGTTTCTGGGTTAGCAACTACTGCTGCTAATTTAAGACAATTTGCTTCTACCACATCAGCAGATCTAGCCGCAGTAATTTCTGATGAAACTGGCTCCGGGGCATTAGTATTTGCTAATACCCCTACGCTAACCACTCCTAATATAGGGGCTGCTACTGGTACCTCTCTGGTTCTTTCAGCTAATGTGGTTGCAAAAGATGTAGTCGTACAGGGTAATCTAGTTGTTACCGGTACTCAAACAATTATTAATACTGAAACTATTGAATTAGCAGATAACAAAATTGTATTAAATTCTGATTTAACTGGAATACCTACACAAGATGCAGGTTTAGTTGTAAACCGAGGCTCATCTGCTAATGTAGAGCTATTCTGGGACGAAACAAACGATCGGTGGTCGATTAATACTGGCGCCGCTACTCACATTTTACATAATACCGGAAGAGATGTTGTTTTAGGTACTGAAACTTCTGGCGCGTATATAGGTAACATTACTGCAGGTACAGGTATAACAACCACAGGAACACCCGAAGAAGGGTGGTCTGTTGCTGTTGCATTAGCCACATCTGGTGTATCTGCATCTACTTACGGAGGTGCCGCTGTACAACCTGTAATTACTGTCGATACCTACGGTAGAATTACATCGGCATCTAATGTTACTAGTACGGTTGCTAATTCCCAAATAACCGGTAACATTATTGCATCACAAATCCAACCTACCGGTGTTACAGCAAGTACTTATGGTGGTGCGGCTTCGGTACCGGTATACACCGTTGATGCGCAAGGTAGATTAACCAGTGCAGCAAACGTTAGTATTGCAATTGCTTCTGGAGCGGTCTCTGGATTAGCAACATCTGCGACTACTGATACTACAAATGCAACTAATATTAGTTCTGGTACTTTAAATGCAGCCAGACTAGATACATCTGGTGTAACTGCCTCAACATACGGTGCAGCAGCAGTTCAAACAGTTATTACTGTTGACACCTATGGTAGAATTACTTCTGCTGCTAACGTTACATCTACTGTTGCTAATAGCAATATTACTGGTAATATTATTGCAAGTCAAATTCAGCCTACAGGTGTTACATCTGGCACTTATGGTAATGCAACTATTATTCCTATTATTACTATTGACCAGCAAGGTAGAATAACTTCTGCTGCTAATGCTTCCGTTTCAAGCGGTACAACTATAACTGATGATACTTCTACTAACACTACACATTACGTTCCATTTACAACAGCTACCAGCGGTTCGATTTCTTCCGCGAAAGTTTCAAGTTCTAAACTAACTTTTAACCCATCTTCTGGACTTTTAACTTCAACAGATTATAACTCATCATCTGATAAGAGACTTAAGAAAGAAATTAAAACTTATAAGGATGCATTAAGTAAAGTAACTCAGTTAAGAGGTGTAAGTTTTAAATGGAAGGAGTCGGATCAGACGGGATTTGGTTTACTAGCTCAAGAAGTTTTAAAGGTGATTCCCGAAATTGTTGTTAAGGATGAATCTGGTTACCTTGGTATTAAATACATGAACTTGATCGGGATTTTAGTTGAAGCTATTAAAGAACAACAAGACCAAATTGATACTCTTAAAGATCAAATTAATAAATTAAATGGCTAAACCTTCCTCAAGACAAGAACTTATTGATTATTGCCTTAGAAAACTAGGACATCCAGTTCTTGAAATTAATATTGATGACGATCAATTAGAAGATCGAATCGATGAGGCGTTCGAGTACTATAGAAACTTTCACTTTGACGCGGTTGAAAAAGTATATTTAACAGAAAAAATTACTTCTTCAACAATTTTAATAAGTGGGGTAAATGCCTCATCTTTTAGTGATGGTACTCAAATAACCGGAGCAACATCCGGGGCCAAAGCTATAGTTAATGGTAACTTATCTACCAACAAAATTTCTGTATTTAAGGTTTCAGGGACATTTACTTCCGGTGAGACAATTACGAATGGTAATGCTTCTGCCACTCTTACAACTATTACCCTAGGTAATTATGATAACAAATATCTTACTTTAAACGACGCGGTAATTAGTGTATCAAGAGTACTCCCCTTTACATCTCGTACACGTGGTATAGATTTATTCGATGTTCGTTATCAAATTTTACTTAATGATTTATATTCAATACAATCTACTGATATAATTTATTATTCTCAAGTAAAAACTCAATTACAATTAATAAATGATTTATTAGTAGGTATTAAACCAGTTAGATTTAATAGACATCAAAATCGATTGTATATTGATATGAGTTGGGAAGATGATGTAGCTATCGGTGAATATATTATTGTAGAGGCTATGAGAGTTTTAGACCCTAATACTTTTACAGATATATATGATGATGACTGGTTAAAAAAGTATGCTACAGCATTAATCAAGCAGCAATGGGGTACGAATCTTAAAAAATTCGAAGGCGTACAACTTCCGGGCGGAGTTACCTTAAACGGGCAAATCATATATAACGAAGCAACGGAAGAAATTAATACTCTTAAACAAGAAGTACAGAATACCTATCAAGAACCTATCGATTTCTTCACTGGATAGATTTTCTCAACCGCCCACATATGCATTTTACTATCAAAGCAATAGCTAATCAATAAGCAGTTTACCAATTATGCCTACGAACTTTTATTTTCAGTCCGGTGTGCCGGGTGGGCGAACATCCGAACAACTGCTTATGGAAGAAATTATTATAGAATGTCTAAAAATTTATGGTTTTGATGTTGAGTATATTTCTCGGCAAAGCGCAAGCCCTGATGAAATACTTAATGAAGATGTTTTAAATACCTACGAAGATGTTGTACCATTAGAAATGTATTTAAGTAACGTAACGGGATTTGAAGGTGAGGGGGATCTTTTAACAAAATTTGGTGTTGAAATAAGAGACACCGCTACATTTATCTTATCTGTAAGAAGATGGGAAGAAGCGGTAGCGAGAAACATACACTCGACACTACTTACAAGACCTTCGGAAGGGGATGTTTTATATTTTCCGCTTACCCAATCTTATTTTGAAATAAGAAGAGTAGAGACTAGAGACCCGTTTTTTCAAGGCGGTCATTTATATGTTTACAAGCTAGAATGTGAACTGATGCAATTCTCTTCCGAGCGCTTCACTACAGGGGAAGGCGTAGATGATCTTGCAAACTCCTACTCCCTTGATATGACGTCATATGAAATTTTACTTGAAAACGAAAAAGGTTTCCTATTAGAACATTACACCCCATCAAAACTTATATTAGAAGAATTTAAGTTATCTGATATAGACCCCTCCGCACAAAACGATGCATTTAAGAAAGAAATAGATATTCTTGACTTCTCTGAACGCAATCCTTTCGGTGAAATAAATGCCTGAAAACATAAAGGAGAGCTAAAATTTTACAACAAAAATTTTACTGGGGTACAATTCGCAAATCTATAGTGGCATTCGGTAACCTTTTTAACAATATTCATATTGATAGGAGAGACTCTCAAGGAAATGTTGTTCAGACATTAAAGGTACCTTTATCATATGCACCACGCCAAAAATTCTTAGCCAGAATTGCGGCTGAACCTAACCTTCCTGAAGAAACATTTCAAACCATAATTCCTAGAATGGGTTTTGAAATGATAGGTATTACATATGATCCTAACAGAAGAGTTAGCTTAGTTCAACAGAATAGAGCTATAAACAATACTACTACCACATTAAATACGCAGTATGCCCCGTCACCCTATAACATTGATGTAAATCTGTACGCGTACACAAAAAATCAAGATGATGGGTTACAAATTATAGAACAAATACTCCCATATTTTAATCCTGATTTTAATCTTTCCATAAACGCAATACCAGCATTAAACATAAAAAATGATCTTCCAATTTTATTAAATAGTGTAAATTATGATGATGATTACGAGGGAGATTTTAGAAACAGACGTGCTATTATTTGGACACTTAATTTTACTCTTAAACTTAATTTCTTTGGTCCTATTAATAAGCAAGGTATAATTAGAACATCAATAGCTAATACATTTACAAATGAAGAATTAACTCAGCGTCTTCAACAATACAACGTTACCGTAGACCCTAATAACGCAATACCTGGAGATAATATTGACTTTGTAGAAACGTTTGAGGATTTCTAATGAAAATGGATGATAATTTGAATAAGCTATTTAATATTGAACCTATTCAAGAAATAAAAAAAGAAGATCTTCTTCCAATAGCAACCGTGGACAGCGTTGAACGCAAGGAAGATGATTTTGATCTTGCTCGCAATACCATGCGAAATCTAATTCATAAAAATGAAGCTGTATTAACTGATTTAGTAGATTTGGCTAGAAATTCTGAGAGTGCAAGAGCTTATGAAGTTGCGGGACAATTAATTAAGACACAAGCTGAAATGGCTAAAGATCTTATGACACTCCACAAACAAAAGAAAGATATAGACGGGGAAAGATCCGACAGTCAGCAAAATATTAAAACTCAAAATAACATAGTTTTTGCAGGATCAACAGCTGATCTAATGAAATTGATAGCATCTGAAAGAGCAAAAACAATTGACTCAAAATAAAAATTCCTATAATGGTAATAGATCTCTCAAGCAAATAGGTTTTGAGATTGAATATACTGTTGATGAAATCAAAGAAGTTTTAAAATGTAAAGATGATCCTATCTTCTTTATTAAAAAATATTGTAAAATAATATCGCTAGATAGCGAGCAGCTTGTACCGTTTGATCTTTTCCCATATCAAGAAAAATTTATTAATACACTTCAAGATAATAGAAGAGTAATAAGCATGCAACCCAGACAAATGGGTAAATCTCAAACTGTAGCTGCTTATATTCTTTGGTATACTCTATTTAATAACAATAAAACAGTAGCTATTTTAGCGCATAAATCAGATGCAGCTATGGAAATTTTATCCCGCTATCAATTAATGTATGAGAACATTCCTTTATGGATGCAACAAGGAATAAAAACTTGGAATAAAGGTGATGTGGAATTAGAAAATGGATCTTCTGTATTTACAGCTGCAACATCATCAGCAGGTATTCGTGGTAAATCAGTAAACTTATTATATGTAGATGAAGCGGCTATTATTCCTAACAATATAGCAGAAGCATTCTTCACATCTGTTTATCCTGTAGTTTCTGCAGGTGAGACTACAAAGATCGTACTTACGTCCACACCACTAGGTTACAACCATTTTTGGAAATTCTGGAATGACGCTGAAACCGGAACTAATGGTTTTAAAACTCTACGCGTGGAATACAACGAGCATCCAAAACGCGATGAAAAGTGGGCTGCAGAACAAAAGGCTATTCTTGGTGAACTAAAATTTAACCAAGAAGTACTATGTGCCTTTCTAGGTTCATCTAATACTCTCATAAGCCCCGATACAATTGCAAGACTCTCACCAAAACCATATGCATATTCAAAAGACGGTCTTGACATTATAGAAGAACCGGATAGAAAAAAAGCCTACTTTATAACTGTTGATACATCTCGGGGTGTTGGAGGAGATTACTCTGCATTTACAGTGGTTGATACAACCACTTATCCATTTTCAATAGTTGCTAAATATAGAGATAATAAAATTTCTCCTCTCCTATTCCCAACCATTATTCATAAAGTAGCTAAAGATTACAATAACGCTTTTATTTTAGTAGAGATTAATGATATTGGACAACAAGTAGCAGATATTATTTACAATGAACTTGAATATGAAAACATGATTTGGGTAGGAAGTGACTCAAGATATGGGCAATATCTTTCTGGTTCAGGTAAGAATGCTAATCTTGGGGTAAGGACAACAAAACAGATTAAACGAATCGGGTGCGCTTCTTTAAAAACACTGGTTGAAAATAATAAACTTCTAGTGTTCGATAAAGATATTATTTCAGAATTCTCAACTTTTATTGAACATCATGGATCATTTGAAGCTGATGAAGGATATAACGACGATTTGACTATGACCCTTGTTCTATTTGCATGGGCTTCAAATGATCCTCTCTTCAAAGATTTAATGAATAGTAATAATCGAGAAGCCTTATTTAAGCAACAAATGATTAATATAGAAGAAGAACTTACTCCATTTGGATTTATAAATGATGGGTCGCCAGATGACTTTAAACCCGAAGTAATTGATGGTGATCTTTGGTTAACTGAAAAATATCAAGGTGATTTAAAAGATTTTATCAAAGAACAGTCGTGGTAGCTTAAAAATCTTGTATTTATAAATATAGAAGTAGAGATTTTTGTTATGCACGAATAACATTATAAGGAGAATAAGATGGCATTTCAGCTTTCACCAGGTGTGGTGGTAACAGAGAGAGACCTTACTGCGGTCGTTCCTGCGGTTGCTACTACAGCCGGCGGTTTTGCTGGCGCCTTCCAATGGGGACCCGTTGATCAGGTTGTTACTGTAGATTCGGAAAATCAGTTAGTAGAAAGATTTGGCAAACCAAACGATACCGTTTTCAAGTCATTCTTTACTGCAGCTAATTTTTTATCTTACGGTAATAATCTTCAAGTAATCCGCGTTGTGAATAAAGCCACAGCAAAAAATTCAGCAGTCGTTTCCGCCAACGCTGTACTAATTACTAACGAAGATAATTATCTATTAACTTACGCAGACGGTTCTGGAACATTCGGAGAATTTGCTGCAAAGTACCCCGGAGTGCTAGGAAACTCTATTAAAGTTTCTGTAGCTGATGGTAACGTATATTCAGGCTGGGCTTATTCAGGTCAGTTTGATGCAGCCCCTAATACTTCTGACTATACCGCTGGGTTAGGCGGTTCCAATGACGAAATGCATATTATCGTTATTGATAATGACGGGTTATGGACAGGGACTGCCGGCACAGTTCTAGAAAAATTTGCTTATGTTTCTAAGGCATCGGATGCTAAAAAAGCAGACGGTTCATCAGCATACTATAAAGACATTATTAATAATTCATCTAAGTACCTATGGTGGGGTGATCACCCAACTATTGGTGCTAACTGGGGATCGTCAGCTAAAAGCGTTGCATTTGCTAACCTAGCCGCTAACGTTACAGTGACTTTAGCAGGTGGTGTTTCTGCTGATTCCCCCACCGATGGAAATATCACATCGGCACTGTCAGTTCTTTCTAATGATGAAAAATATGATATCTCGCTGCTACCTCTAGGAGCCGCTTCTTCAACCGTTGTTACCTACGCCATTAATTCAGTAGCAGAAGTTCGAAAAGATTGCGTAGTATTCGCTTCGCCTGAACTTACCGATGTTTTAGATAACGTAGGTGATGAAGCAAACGATGTCGTATCTTTCCGTGAGTCATTACCGTCAAGTTCATACGCGGTTCTTGATTCAGGTTGGAAATATCAGTACGACCGCTACAACGATGTGTATCGCTGGATCCCATTAAACGGGGATACTGCAGGTACAGCTGTCAGAACTGATTTTACTGCTGACCCTTGGTTCTCTCCCGCAGGCTTTAATCGCGGTCAAATTAAGAATGTAGTTAAGTTAGCTTACTCTCCATCTAAGACAGACCGTGATACTTTATACAAGAAAGGTGTTAACCCTATAGTTTCATTCCCTGGGTTAGGCACTATTCTTTATGGTGATAAGACTCTTCTGTCGAAGCCCTCGGCATTTGATAGAATCAATGTTCGTCGCCTGTTTATAGTTCTTGAAAAAGCAATTGCTACAGCGGCTAAATATCAATTATTCGAATTTAACGATCCTTTCACTCGTGCTCAATTCCGTAATCTGGTCGAGCCATTCCTTAGAGACGTTCAAGGTCGCCGTGGTATTACTGATTTCAAGGTAGTATGTGATGAGTCTAATAACACAGGGGAAGTAGTAGATAGAAATGAATTCGTAGCTGATATCTATGTTAAACCTGCTCGCTCCATCAACTTCATTCAACTTAACTTCATCGCGACCCGTTCGGGAATCTCGTTTGAAGAAGTTGGCGCTTAATAGATAAGGGAGAGAAAAAATGACAACATTTAATGTAGAGCGTTTTAAATCAGCTCTTACTAACGGTGGTGCTCGCCCTAATCAGTTTGCGGTTCAACTTTCGTTTCCAACGTACGTTGCATCGCAATCTATTGCAGTAGCTCGTGCTCCGTTTTTAGTAAGTATTGCAGAACTACCCGGTCAAACCGTTAACCCTGCTATTGTTCAATACCGCGGTCGCGAAGTAAAATTCGTAGGCGATCGTATTTTTGCACCCTGGACTATTACTGTATTAAACGATGCAGAAATGTCAATCCGTAACGCTGTTGAGCAATGGATGGGGGGAATGGAAGACAACGCAGCTAAATTCGGAAGATTACAACCTTCCGAATATCAACGCGACCTAGATGTACTCCAGCTAGATCGTAATGGTAATATACTTAAATCTTATAAACTAGTTAATGCCTTCCCAGTTGATTTATCACCTGTAGGTTTAGATTTTGGTGCTAATGATCAAATTTCAACATTTCAAGTGACCTTTCAATATCAGCATTTTACAACTTCTTCTAATCCTCTAGGCGGTATAGTTAACTTTGGTGGTATTTTTAACGGCATAGCTTAAGACTAAAAGTATATTATGGCGATTAATTTATTTGGCTTTACAATCGGGCGTGAAGATAAGCAACCGGAGTTAAAAAGGCAATCTTTTATAACTCCGGTTTCAGAAGACGGTGCAAGTACCGTACAAGCCGGTGGATATTACGGTACTTATGTAGATATAGACGCATCAGCTCGGAATGAATCCGAGCTGATTACTCGTTATCGTGAAATATCAAACTACCCTGATTGCGATAATGCTATTGAAGAAATTGTTTCTGATGCCATCGCTGCTGTAGACAGCGAGGCCCCCGTATATATAAATCTCGATGACCTTGAGCAGCCTAATAATATAAAAGAGGCTATAAGAGATGAGTTCGATGAGATCTTATCTCTTCTAGACTTTAAAGATAAAGCGCATGATATTTTTAGACGTTGGTATGTAGATGGGAGAGTTTACTATCAAAAAGTAATCAATCAATCTAAGCCTAAATTAGGAATACAAGAACTTAGATATATTGATCCTAGAAAGATTAGAAAAGTACGTGAAGTTAAGAAAGAACGTCTTAATGATACTGGGGTAGAAGTAGTAAAAGAAATAAATGAGTTTTTCATCTATAACGAAAAAGGACTTAACTACACTCCCGGTGTATCTCCTACAAACGGTAATCAGACAGGGTTAAGAATAGAAACCGATACTATCGCTTTTTGTCCTTCTGGTTTGCTAGATCTAGATCGTAATGTAATTGTAGGATATTTACATAAAGCAATTAAACCTGTAAATCAATTAAAGATGATGGCCGATTCTTTAGTAATTTATAGATTATCTAGAGCACCAGAAAGAAGAATATTTTATATTGATGTAGGTAATCTACCTAAAATCAAAGCCGAGCAGTACATGAAAGACATAATGGCTAGATATCGTAATAAAATAGTTTATGATTCTGCCACTGGTGAAATTAAAGACGATCGTAAGTTTATGACCATGTTGGAAGATTTTTGGTTACCTCGACGTGAAGGAGGTCGCGGAACAGAAATCACTACTCTCCCAGGTGGAGAAAATCTAGGTCAAATTGCTGATATAGAATATTTTCAAAATAAAGTATATCAATCTTTAAATGTACCGGTTTCTAGATTTCAGCAAGGCTCAGGATTTAATTTTGGAAGAGCAGCAGAAATTTCACGCGATGAATTAAAGTTTGCAAAATTTATTTCTCGAATTCGCAGAAAATTTAATGTTTTATTTGACGATCTACTTGAAACTCAACTAGTCCTTAAGGGAATTATAACCCCTGAAGACTGGGTTGGAATGAAAGAAAAAATTAACTACGAGTATGCACAAGATCAATATTATGAAGAAATTAAAACTGCTGAAAATTTGCGCAACAGAATTGATGTGCTTAATCAAATGAGTCCATATGTTGGAGTATATTTTAGCAAAAACTATATTCGTAAGAACATTTTAAAGCTAACCGATCAAGAGATAGAACAAATAGAACAAGAGAACGAAAAAGATCCTGATTCTATTCCAGGAGGTGCTCCTGGTTCACTGCAAGCAAGCGAATTGTCAAGAGAATTACAAGGCAATCCAACTGCAGATCAACAGTTACAGCGATAATAAATATTACATTATTCGGAGAAAAGAATGGAAAACATACAAGTTTCAAGCTTAATTGATAAAATTATTGCAGGGGATAGTGTCTCAGCTAAAGAAGATTTTGATGCTCTTTTAGCTAATAAAGTAACCGCTGCATTAGAGGTAAGAAAACAAGAAATAGCACAGTCACTTTATGTAGATCAAGTATCTAACACAGAGGAAGAATCTGAAGAAAATGTCTAATTTAAAAGAGACCAAATCAGCACCTAAGGGTTTTCATTTTACTAAAGATGGTAAACTTAAAAGAGGTGATGCAGATAGGGATGGGCCAGGCGGCCCTATGTTTCGTTCTGACCCTCTCGACAAGCAGCGCTCCAAAGTTCCTCCTGTTTCAGAAGCTACTTCTCGTGCCCAGCAAGCAGCGATAGCTATTGCTTTACAGAAAGCAGGAAAAAAACCAAAAAACGAAAGTACATTTAAAAACTTTAGAAATAGTTTAGAAGAAAAAACTCTAACCCCTGCAGAAAAGAAAAAACGTGAAGAGGTTGCTAAAGCTATTGAGCGAGAGAATCCAAACATGCCTATGGGTATGAAAATGGCTATAGCTACTAAGACGGCTAAAAGAGTTGCAGAAGACTCTGAAGTTATAGGGGAAGTATCTTCTAAAATGGCTTTATCTTATTCTAAAGCCGCTCAACAAGACATGGCCAACAGTGCCTCGCTCGCTAAACTTTCTAGAATTAGCAAAGGTCCAGGTAGTGAAGAAGAAAAAAAGCATGAATTTGAAGGACAGCGCCGGGAAAAAGGTCTTGAGATGGCGATGAAAAAAATTAAAGAAGATATAGATGAAGAAGGTAAAATGGCGAGAGGTCAATTAATGCGTATGGCTAATCAAGCCTCTGCTCTTGCTCAAATGATGGATGATGATAAGCAGTTGGACGGCTGGGTACAATCTAAGCTTACTATGGCATCCGATTATCTTGATTCTGTTCATGATTACCTTATGCATAATAAGCAAGATGTAGATGAAATGGATGAAGAGACCCATTTTTGTGCTAAGCATGTCTACTCATCTATGCTTGGAGAAGGTATAGTATTAGAAGCCCAGCATGCTGATCCGGATGAATATGGAGATATTGAATGGTATCTAGTTGAGTTTAAAAATGGAATCCATAAAGTTTACACTGAAGATTTGCAAATAATGGTTGCAGAATATCACGGTAATCATAAAAAGAAAAAGAGAATGACAAATGGCTGATAAAAGAATATTAAAAGTAACAGCTAGACAAGCCGCTGTAGCTGTGGTGGGTACCGGCACCGCTACCATTAGTGTTTACGATCTAATACATACCCGTCAAACTATCGACGCAGCTAACGTTGTACTTACTATTTCTGATATTGCATATGATGTTGGTAATTCAGCTAATATTAAAAGAGGTGGTAATTTAGTGTTCGCGGCTAGCGCAGGATCTGGTGAGCATAATTTTACTGATAATATGGGGTTAGTTCTAAATGATAAACAATCATCTAACGTAGATGTAAATTTAGGAGCTGTAGAAGGCACTATGGTAATTCAGTTTACCAAGGGCGATGGCTACCTAGACCCCGATAGACAAAATCAAGGACCAGGTTCACTATGAAATTAATAAAAGAAATTTCACAAGACCTTAACTATCTTACCGAAGCTAATGAAAATGGTAAGAAAGGTATCTATATCGAAGGCATTTTTATGCAAGCCGATAAAGAAAATAAAAATGGTCGAATCTACCCCAAGCGTATTATGGAAACTGAACTAGGTAGATATCAAAACCTTATTAAGGAAAAAAGATCCTTAGGTGAGTTAGGCCATCCTCCTAACCCCGCTATCAATTTAAATCAAGTCTCACACCTTATAACTAGTTTAAAATTTGAAGGTAATGACATTATAGGTAAAGCTAAAATTTTAGATACTCCTATGGGAAAAATCGCTCAAAATTTTATTGAAGAAGGTGTAAGATTAGGAGTATCTTCACGCGGTTTAGGTTCTTTAAAAGAAAGAAATGGTGTTAACGAAGTTCAAGATGACTTTCATCTAGCCACAGTTGACATAGTAGCTGACCCGTCAGCTCCTGATGCTTTTGTGCAAGGAATAATGGAATCAGCAGAATGGATTTTAGAGAACGGTGTGTGGAAATCAATTGATGTTGAAAGCGCACAAAATACTATTAGAAAAGCCTCAAAAATTAATTTACATGAAGCTAAATTAAAAATATTTGAGCAATTCTTAGGTAGTATCAAATAATTCAACCTTATAAATATTAACGTTAAACAAAACCTCTTAGGAGAATACGGATGTCAGTCGAACAAAAAATTAAAGAGTTGCTTAGCCGTTCTGGTGCTAAGCAACAACTGACTGAAGAATCTAAAGAAGACCTTACTGCAAGCGGTATGGCCGATACAGGTGCAATGGCTGCTATGAAAATGTCTCGTGACACATCAAAAGCAGGAAAACCAGCAAATGCAGGTGACACAACAGCACCTAAGCAAGGTTCTTCACAAGATGCTTCATACAGTGAATGGGATGAAGACGAGGCTAATCAAGGCGCAAAAGCTTCAGCATCAGTTTCAAAAGATAACACACTTCCAATGTCAAAGGGTGACGCAAAGTCGGTAAAAGTCCCAGCTATGGAAGAACAAGAAAATGAAGGTGAGATTGTTGTTGAACAAGATATTGATGTTCAATCGCAACTTAATTCCATTTTTGGCGAAGAACTTTCTGAAGAATTTAAAACTAAAGCTTCTTCTATTTTTGAAGCAGCAGTTATTGCTCGTGTAAATAACGAGATGGAAAAGGTAACCGCTCGTTTAGAAGAGCAAGCAAATCAACAACTACAAGACTATAAAGATGGTCTAGTTGAAAAAGTCGATTCATATCTCAATTATATTGTTGAGCAGTGGATGGAAGAAAATTCTTTAGCTGTTGAGTCAGGTTTACGAACCGAAATAGCTGAAGATTTTATTTCAGGCCTTAAGACTCTATTTAAAGAACATTATATCGAAGTACCTGATGAGAAGTTTGACGTACTAGAGGAGCTTCAGACGAAAGCTCAAGAACTAGAAGATAAACTGAATGAAGAAATTGAAAAAAATGTTTTAGCTTCCAAAGAACTTAGTTCAGTAAAACAATCTAAGATTTTTGAAGAGCAGACAAAAGATCTAGCGGCTACAGAAGTTGAAAAACTAAAAAAGCTAGTTGAGGGAGTAGAGTTTGAAAATGAAGATCTTTATCGTGAGAAAGTTGCCGTAATTAAGGAAAACTATTTCCCTAAAGCTGCTTCAAAATCACCTGAAAAAGTTTTAGTGGAAGAAAGCGGTACTAACCCAGCTGCTTTTGATAATTCTGTCATGACAAAGTACGTTCAGGCTTTATCTAGAACAGTCAAAACTCGTTAATTTATAAATATAACAGAACATTTCCATAAAGGAGAAGGTAATGTACCTATCAGAACAACTACAAGATAAATGGGGCGCAGTTCTCAATCATACTGAGCTTCCAGAAATTAAAGACAGCTACAAGCGCACAGTAACTGCTGTTCTTCTAGAGAACCAAGAAAAGGCTCTCCGTGAAGATCGTCAGATGCTATCCGAATTAGCTCCCGCTAACAACTCGTTTGAAACAGCCGGTATCGATCGTTACGATCCAATTCTAATTGGTTTAGTACGCCGTGCTATGCCTAATCTAATGGCATACGATATCTGCGGTGTTCAGCCTATGACTGGACCAACAGGTTTAATTTTCGCAATGCGTTCAGTATATGGCAATACTCGTACTGATTCTGGCTTGACTGAAGCTCTTTACAACGAAGCAGATACAGACTTCTCGTCTTCAGGCTTCTCATCACCTCTTGCCGGAGATGGTACACCTAAGAACGGCACTCACGTTGGCAGCAACCCTGTAGATGGTTCATACACAACCGGTAAGGGTATGACCACAGCTGAAGGTGAAGCGATAGGTGACTCAGCTTCAAATGCTTTCGGTCAAATGGCATTTGCTATTGACAAGACTACCGTTACAGCTCGTACCCGTGCTCTAAAGGCTGAATACACCTTAGAACTCGCTCAAGATCTTAAGGCTGTACATGGTCTGGATGCCGAGTCAGAGCTTTCAAACATCCTTTCACAAGAAATCATGTTTGAAATTAACCGTGAAGTTGTTCGTACAATCTACACCGTAGCTAAGCCTGGCTCACCTGCTACTGCAACCGCTGGTACTTTCAACCTAGACGTTGACTCAAACGGCCGTTGGTCAGTCGAGCGCTTTAAGGGTCTATTGTTTAATATTGAGCGTGATGCTAATCACATCGGTCAAGATACCCGTCGTGGTAAGGGTAACTTTATCGTCTGTTCAGCAGACGTTGCTTCAGCCCTATCAATGGCTGGCGTTCTTGATTATGCTCCTGCTCTATCAACCAACTTAAATGTTGATGATACAGGTAACACCTTCGCTGGTATTCTAAACGGACGTTATCGTGTTTATGTTGACCCATACTCTGCTAACCTAGGAGCTGCTTCTCAGTTCTATGTTGTTGGTTACAAGGGTACATCACCATACGATGCTGGTATTTTCTACTGCCCATACGTTCCTCTACAAATGGTTCGTGCAGTTGATCCTAACAGCTTCCAGCCAAAGATTGGTTTCAAGACACGTTATGGCATGATCGCTAACCCATACGTTACAACTAACGCTAATGCTGCTACTGCTGATGCTGATACATTTACAGCTAACCGCAACCAATACTATCGTCGTTCAAAGGTTGTTAATCTGATGTAATTGATAAAACCGACGAAGATCGGTGTTTAGAGAGGGAGCATAGCTCCCTCTTTTTTTGGATAAATATTACCATGGCATACACATCTAATCTATCTACACTTCTTCTAGACGTTACTAACGGCTCCCCGGCTGTATATAATTATCTAAGACCGAATGCGTTTAGGTTTTCTATTAAAGATCTCCCTAACGTGGCCTATACGTGCCAATCTGCAAACCTTCCTGCTCTCCAGTTAGGGTTTACAATTCAACCCACACCTTTTCAAGATCTTCCAAGAATTGGAGATAAAAATGATTTTGGTGAATTCACTATTCGGTTTCTTATTGCCGAAGATATGTCAAATTATCTGGAATTATTTGAATGGCTTATTGCACTTGGCTTCCCTGACGACTATAATCAATACAGATCATTCACTGGAAATAGATTAAATCGTTTTCCTTTTTATAAAAATAACCGTGGGGATACCGAAGCTTTGGCATATTCAGACGGAACGCTTACCATTTTAGATAGCAATAATGTACCTAAAACTAATATAATACTTCATGATTTGTTTCCGGTTTCTTTAGAGGCGCTGGACTTTGATGTAACATCTTCCGCAGTTGAATATTTTGTTGGGATAGCTTCTTTTAAGTATACATCATTTACTATTGAAGCTTTATAATTTAATAAATTGGAGTTAACATGACACGACAAGTGAAATTGAGCCTTGAAGAGGTTCGTAAAAATAAATTTTTCGTAGCCACGCCCTGTTACGGTGGGCAGTTGATGGAGCCTTACTTTAGATCAACTGTCAAACTTATGACATTTTTTAATCAACATCAGATTCCTCTAGCATTCGGCACTATTGCTAACGAATCTCTAGTTACTCGGGCTCGAAATGTGCTTCTTGCATACTTCTTAAATTCCGATTACACACATCTACTTTTCATTGATGCAGATATTGAGTTTCAGGTAGAAGATGTACTAAAGCTTTATGCAGCAGATAAAGATGTTGTTGTAGGGGCATATCCTAAGAAGGGCGTTGCATGGCAACGTATTAAGGAAAATATTCTTGCTAAACCAAGTCAGCCGCTGTCAGACAAAGATATTGCTGCCCATGGCTCAGATTATGCCGTTAATTTTAAATTTGTTAGCAAAGAAACAAAAACCATCGCGGTAGAAAACGGCTTAGTTAAATTGCATGACGCAGGTACTGGCTTTATGATGATAAAGCGTGAAGCTATTCTTAAACTTCTCAAAGCGTACCCTGATCTCAAATATAATAATGACGTAAATATTAATAATTCTCAAATGGATAATCAATTCTATGCTCTTTTTGATACCATGATCGATCCTATTGATAAGCGTTACTTATCAGAAGATTATACTTTCTGTCGCAGATGGCAGGAAATAGGGGGAGATATCTGGCTAGATCCATCAATTTCTCTAAACCATTACGGTCATTTCTGTTTTCAAGGCAACCCTAATGCTATTATTAACTGGGGTGAGCCTGTCCCTCTTCCATCGGAAGAAAAGCAAGAAGTTAAAACTATTGACCTCCCTGATGAGGTAGAATAAAACGGTATGTAGATAATAATTTTTATTATGAAACTATCTGAACTGCAAGAAGAATGGAACAAGGACTCTGCGATCGACGAAACTAATCTAGGTCGCGAGTCCACGCGCGTTCCCACCTTGCATGCAAAATACCTTAATCAATTATCTAAAGCAAAACTCCAGCTGCGAAAAGCTGAATCCGATTACTTTAATACACGCAGATTAAAGTATCGATATTACCGTGGGGAAATGTCTAATGAAGAACTCTCTGTTCTAGAGTGGGAACAATTTCAAGGTAATAAACCACTTAAAAATGAAATGGATGAATTTCTTCAATGCGATAAAGATCTAATCGAACTGCAAGATAAAGTGGAATATTTTAAAACAGTTATCTTCACTCTCGAACAAATACTACGGTCAATTAATTCAAGAACCTGGGATATAAAAACCGCTGTAGAGTGGCATAAGTTTACTAATGGTATGATGTGATGGGCGACATTCAATTACAAAAAAAGAATGAAGTTTACCTAAAGGTTCTTTGCGATCCTTCTATAGGTCAAGAACTTTCAGATCATTTTTGTTTTGAAGTACCTGGGGCAAAATTCAATCCACTGTTTCGTAATAAAATGTGGGATGGTAAAATAAGGTTATATTCTATTCTTACCAAAGAGCTTTATGTAGGGTTATTGCCATATCTGGAACACTTTGCAGAAGTTAATAACTACAGTATAAATTATGAACAGTACCACCAACAAGCAGACTCTGTTACCCCGGAGCTGGTCAAACAGTTTGTGGAAGAACTTAATATATCATTACCCGGGGACCAATTAGTTAGAGACTATCAACTTGATGCAATATACAGAGCAATTACTGATGCAAGACGGTTGCTTCTTTCACCAACAGGATCGGGTAAATCATTAATTATATACTGCTTACTCCGGTGGAATGAAAGGTATGGGAGAAAGCAACTTATCCTAGTTCCTACAACCTCTCTTGTGGAACAAATGTATTCTGATTTTCAAGCTTACTCCGCAGACAATGGATGGAAAGTGTCGTACAATTGCTCGCGCATTTACTCAGGCCACACTAAAGATAATCTCTTACCAATTGTAATATCAACCTGGCAATCGGTGTACGATCTTCCTAAAAAATGGTTTGAGCAATTCGAATGCATTTACGGTGATGAAGCGCATAATTTTAAGGCTAAATCTTTAACCAGCATTATGCATAAAATGGTTAACACCCCGTACCGAATAGGTACAACAGGCACCTTAGACGGCACCAAAACACATAAACTAGTGCTTGAAGGTTTGTTTGGACCGGTTTATAAAGTTACTAATACCAAAGCTCTAATGGATAATGATCAGTTAGCCGAACTTAAAATATTTGGTCTAATTTTAGAGTATAAGGACGATGTTAAGAAAGCTAATAAAGAACTAAAATATCAGGAAGAAATGGATTTTCTTTGCACATATGAGCCTAGAAATAAGTTCATACGCAATTTAGCTTTATCTCAAAAAGGTAATACCCTAGTTCTATTTCAGTATGTAGAAAAACATGGAGTAGTACTCCACGATATGATTAAAGAAAAGGCGGAAGAAGGTCGAAAAATATTTTTTGTTTACGGGGGTACTGATACGGAACAAAGAGAACAAATTCGCCACATTACAGAAAAAGAAAATAGCGCTATTATAGTAGCGTCATACGGTACTTTTTCCACAGGCATAAATATTCGAAACTTACATAATGTTATATTTGCTTCACCCACAAAGTCAAGAATCAGAAATCTTCAATCGATAGGTCGAGGGTTGCGCTTAGGGGATGATAAGACTCATTGTAATCTATACGACATTGGAGATGACATGACGTGGAAAGCAAGGAAAAATTTTACCCTGCTTCATATGATTGAAAGAATTAAAATTTATAATGACGAGCATTTCGACTATAAGCTTGTTAAGGTACAAATTTAATGCACTGTAAATTTTTAAAGTTAACTAACGGTGAAGATATTATAGTACAAACTGATGATATATGTGATACATTTAAAGATAAAGAATTTATTAATATAATTGATCCTGTTTTAATAGCGTCAATGAGAATTCCTCGTGGTGCAGTAATTATAGAGTCCTATATAATGCAACCTTGGATAAAAATGGCCAAATCTGATGTTGTTCAACTCCCTACAAAAAATATTATTGTAGCTGTTGATATTCATAAAGAGGCGGAAGAACAATATTTAAAATATGTCGAGGAATCTAATTCTCAAGAATTAGATTCTGCTAATGAAATTCAATTTGAAGAAGAGGAAGAAACTGAAAATGTTACTCTAGAGGATTATATTAATTCGCTAGGTGACGATACAGAAGAAGAAGATGACCGATTACCAAGAACCAGAGTTGGAAGAATACTCCACTGAAACAAAACCCGCTCATTACGTTGATAATAAGAAATTTTTAGCAGCGTTAATTGAATACCGTCAGCAAGTACTAGATGCTCAAGCCAAAGGGTTAGATAAACCTATAGTAAGCCGGTATCTAGGTGAATGCTTTATAAAGATTGCAACTCACCTATCTTATAAAGCTAACTTTATTAACTATACCTTTAAAGACGATATGATTTCGGACGGTATAGAAAATTGTCTAACTGCTGTAGAAAAATTTGACCCCTCAAAATCTGCAAACCCTTTTGCATACTACACTCAAATTATATATTTTGCTTTTGTTAGACGAATACAAAAAGAAAAAAAACAGCAAGCTACTAAGTATAAATTTTTAGAAAACATCGACATTGATCAAATTGTATCTCAATCGGAAGATAATGAAGAGATAATCAATCATTTAATGGAAATGGTTCGTAAACAATCAGATCAAATTGATCCTGATAGAAAAATTATTAAGGGTAAACCGGGTAGAAAGAAAAAAATTAAGGAAATACCAGAAACACCGGAAACACTTGATAAATTTGATTAAACCTTATATAATCACCGTGCCATTCCACGTAAACTATGCAGCTGTCCTTCCAGCTGTACAATAACTAGGAGTTATCGTTGTCTAAAATTAAAATTGCGGAGTTATTTTACTCCATTCAAGGCGAGGGGCGCTATATGGGTGTACCTTCTGTCTTCCTTAGAACTTTCGGCTGTAACTTTACATGTGATGGTTTTGGAATGCCTCCAGGTAATAAAAGTCAGGAGCGTCATGATGTTGCAGCTAAAGTTGATCAAATCAAAACTTACAAAGATCTTCCTCTTGTATCATCTGGGTGT